ATCCCATGAGGTGTGGTAGAAGTATACCTCTTCTCCCGTACGGAAGAATGTCTTTTTATCAGGTTCAGCACCCATAAATTCTGCTATTAGTTTATTATTCTCCATGTTTCCTATTGATTATTATCTACTCCGTATAGCATATCGCATGCATCGTCTTCGCTATCTGTTAACCTATCTTCAAGTGTTTGTGTTATATCTAAAAGGTCAGTATCATCTGCCCACTTAACAAGTATATGCTCAAGCACAGAGTAATCTGAATACTGCTCTGCTACTGCATTGAATCTATCTACGATAGCTTTGTTGTGTCCGTTAGTTGTGTCCAACTTTATTGTGCGTCTATTATTTTCCATCGTTTGTTACTTCTTTTATTGCGTCAATAAGCATATCTCTAGCGTGTGTTGGATCGGACAGCACCGCTTGTACTAGCCATTCAAATTCGTCTTCCATGTTGTATCCGTTGCGGATAATATCAACGTACCTCTCTGCTCGTTCTTGTATTTTGTAACTCATTTTGTTTTGGTTTAATTGGTTTTGTAATTAGTTCTGCTAGTTCGTGCATACTGAATGATGCGAACCCTAATTGTGTTTTTGGTTTACGCTTGCTCATATCATTGTGATGTTTCCGTCCGTGTCTATGTAACCCGCATCGATAAGGGCTGATGCAGTTCGCCCGTAACTACCTTGTAGTGTCCATGCCATACCATTACTGATTAGTTCAGCGAATAGTTCTAGTACTCCCGTATCGTCTAGAAGACCGCACTCGTAGTCAATTATTTTGTCTGTTATATTCATGATTAAAATTGTTCTTTTATTAGTTGTACTTTTTCTGCGTCTGTTAACTCATCGCTATCGAGTATGTTGATTAGGTAGCACTCAAATTCTTCTGTATTCATGAGTATATTATTTCTGTGTTATTAACTCTTTCTATTGCTTTGGCTAGATTCTCTAGCGCCTCTACTCTTTCACGCAGTACACTCTCGTCTTCAGGGTAGTATTCGTAGTACCCCTGAATATCCCAATGGCACTCATCGTGGTCGTAGGCATCTCCCTCACATGTTAGCATTTCGAGTTCGTCTTTTACTTTGTAGTATCTTGTTAGTAAATCCATGATGTATATTTTATTAGTTTAATACCAGTCTAATTCTCGGCTACTTAATTCACCTTCGCAGTATCGCACCGCCTCGTCTAACGTGAGCATGGCAGCACGCCACCCACAGCTGAAACTATGCACCTCGAACTCATTGTCAGAGTTTTTATATAGTTCTTTTGTTGAGCGTAGTATTCCGTTTGAGAATACGATGTCTTTCATTTCGCCTGCATTCATAGCAATTAGTTGTTCTCGTGTACTCATAGCTTCTTTGCTTTTACGGATAGTATTTCTGTGTTGCATTGCTCAAGTTCTGCTTCACCTAGCGTATCCCATATCTCGTGGTATAGGTCATTTTCAAAGGCTCTGATGGTTCTTGGTATTGTATCACCTAGCGTTATTCTTTCAACGGCTGATGTTTTAAGTTCGTCGGGTAAAGCTACCTCGATTGTTGTGGTGTATTTACGCACCACTTCTATTTCAAATAGTTTCATGTTATGATGTATTAATTGGTTTCGATTGGTTTGAATCGGACTGCTAAGATAAGGTAAACTATCCACAATTCCAAATTTATTTTGTTAATAACGTAGTTATTAGTGTAGTTTTTTGACTTCCATACCTAGCTGTTCCGCTACATAGTTGATGTGCTTTGACGTAGTTTTTGAGTGCCATTGAGGTACGACTAATACCCCTACATTCTCAAGCCCCATTGCAACTTCAGTGTCGTAGCTTTTGACGATGATTCGCCATCCGTATGAGCCGTGATATTCCTTGAGCACTTTTAGGTTCTGCTTGTACTTTGGTAAATCGATCTCACGTGTATGCGGTACACCCCACATCCACCCATCATCACGATACATTTCGTAGTCGTGGTCTGCTCTTTCTAGTAATCCCATGTTAATTGGTTTTTAAAGGTTAATATCTAATTTTGCTTGTTCGCAGAACGCTTCTGCTACTAGGGTTGTACCCTCTGTGTCTCCACACCATGTGAAGTACTCGTACGCTAACTCTAACTCCTCGAAGCTAAATCCTCTGTATGGGTTGAATATCCTGCTCATGTTAATTGATTTAATAAGTTCCTTAATTTCAAAAGGTGTTCTTCATCTCTTGCATCGGTAATCATACCTTGTTCAGCTATCTTCTGTTCAAAGTGTGCTATTGCTTGTTTAATTTCTTGAATCATTTTTTATTGGTTTAATTCGTTAAAATCTTCATCATAGCATTCCGCTAAGTATGCAATTGTGTCATCGTGTATAGCTACACTAAGACCTTCCGTTACGTTGATGTATAACATACCGCCTAGTTCTTCGCTAGGTGTGTCGTGGTGTGCATTAAGCACGAATGATGCTTTTTCTAATTGTGTCATAGTAATATATCTTTTTGGTTTTTACAATCGTAGATTGCGACTTCTCCGCGCCTCTTCGCCATTCTCGTAGCTATGTTTAGGTCTTGTATGTTATTTACAAGGTCGAAGTATATCTGCTCTTTGTGTATCCATGTACCTATACCTACTCCCGCTCCATCTGCACTAGCTTCACGTTCGTGTAGTAGCATGTCATACTTATGCCATAGTTCTTTGAACTCATCGTACATTTCCGCTACGGTAAAGGTGAACAAGGAAACACCTGGTAAGCCCATAGTGGTTGGCTCAACTACACCGCCTACGATGTAGCCTTCGGTTGGGTTGATAGTTTTGTCTGCAAGACGTGTGAACCCGCCGTCTAGTAGCGTGTTGATGTACGCTTGTCTGATTGTGTGTTCTTGTGTCATGATTTGTTGTATTTGCATTCGTCACATACTTCGACACGCTCTGTGCCGTCAGGGATAGTCGGGTGCGAGTACACCGCAGTTTGGATGTACCTCTTCCCGTTACATGTTTCGCATTGTTCTTGTGTCATGATTACGAGTTGATTAAGTCCTCAAGGCGCATCTGCTCATCGCATGTAAGCGCATCCCAATCGGATGTGTTAGTAGCTTGGTCGAATGTAAGCCCGTCGAAGAGGCTACGTACTGCCTGCATTCGCAGGTCTTGGATTAATTGGTTATCCATGATGTAAAGATTTTTGGTTTGAAAAATGTTTTAAGAGGATATATATACTACTCTCATAAATGAGAGGAGTAGTATATTATATCTTCTAATAGTCTAGAACGGCTCAACTTCTGAAGAAGTTTGAGGTGCACCCTGCATGAGAGCCTTGCAGTAACGAACTGCATCTTCAACAGAGTAACCCATCGAACGTAGTTCGCTGAATTCGGGTAGCGTGTTCACCTCTGCAACCGCTTCGGGTATGAAGTTTTCAGCTACCGACTGCTTAGCTTGAGACTCTTCGAGTCTCTGATTCTTTGGCTTTCGCTTAGAAGTCTTTGACTTCTTCTTAGCCTTCGGCTTTGGCTTAACCTCTTCGAGGTTAGAGACAGCATCCATCAACTCCTTTAGGAGTTTGACTGCTCGTGCTTTGCGTGCCTTCGTTGGGTTGAACTTCGCTTGGTTAACTGCTTTCTTGCAATCTTTGATTGCTTGTGTCGTGATGTCTGACATGATGTAAAGATTTTTGGTTTGTGTCAATTCCGAGTGAATCAACGACAACAAAGTTAGGGAAATAAAACACCGAAGTCAAGTTTTTTGGCAACCAATTCTATGCACGATTTTACCGAAGGTAAAACAGGCGCGAAGAATTCGCGTGTGTGTGATCGTGTGTGCGCGCGTACATGTGTGCGTACATGTGTGCGTCATGACGCGAGGGAGATTTTGTACTGATAATTGAATTGCTAATACAAAGCTTAATACTAAGCTACGCTTAGTATTATAATTGTCAATAGTAAGTTAGTAATGTCAACAGCAAAACCCCTGAAAGGGGTAATAGGGTTAAAGCTCTAGTGTAGGTGTGGGGTTGTCCCACCCTCCTGCAGAGCTCGTTCCGAGCCGTGTGCTAACGTAATGCTACAACTAAGCAAGCTTAACTGACTGATACTCAGTGCAAAAAAAGCTGAAAGTTATGCGCAAAACGCAACGAAGTTGCGGTGCTACGTTTTGGAAATCCGTTTCGGGTTGCGCACGCTAGCGTATGTATATATACATTATCCCCACCCTACATATTACTCGTCAAATTTTTAGGACTACTCGGCAGATCCGACAGTTTTGAAGCTGTTCTCTTATAAACTATTTAACATAATACAGTTGATAAACTTCACATAACTAATTGATTAACATATAATTCAAGTAGAGTCTGTTAAACTTTTGCTTTAGGGTTGATTTTTAAAAAAATAAGTAGTAACTTCGTAGCCATATAAGAGTTAAGCTACTCAGAATATTAATGTGTGTACACATAAAGAGTCAGAGATAGCTGTATTATATATAAAGTAGTATACAGGATACCTATGTTTAAGAAAGAGTGGATCTGGATGGACGTTGTAAAAAAAGATTCTAAGAAAAAGTTTGTTGCAGACAAGATCAAAAAGATCATGGCTGAAGGTAAACCAATGAAACAAGCTGTCGCCATTGCACTCAATATGTGGGAGAGAAAGAAAGACAAATAAGTATTATATTTGCCCTATAAAACAATCACATGGCAGACTTAACAATTACGATAACAGAGGCTGTTACTTTAAATGGTGCGTCTAGAGGGTCAACTAACACCCATACAGAGACAGTAACGCAAATAGATCATAGAATAGTAACGTGCTTACACTCTGCTGAACAAACAGTTGTGCTATTCGATAGTGCTGTAGCTGCAGGTACGATAACTGACGCTACATTAGACTACTTAAGACTCACTAATCTAGACAATACAAACTTTGTTACAGTGAGAGTACAAGGAAATTCAGAAGAATATTTCGTAAAACTAGAGGCAGGGGACAGCTTTATGCTTCATAACTCAGTGATGGATGCTAACGCTACTGGTGGTGCATCTGTTTCATTAGCTAACATAGACTCAATAGGAATCCAGGCAGACACCGCATCGTGTGATGTAGAGATCTTCGCCGCAGCATAATAGATAATATGAGAACACTATACAAACATGGAGGAAGTCATAAGAGGGTCCCTGAAATGACACCTGAACAGAGAAAAGCTCGCGATAAGTATGTTGCGAAACTAAGAAAAAAGAGAGAGGAACAGGATAAGATAAAAAAGCAAGTAGACGAAGAACTGTTTGGATATGCAGGTGGCGGAAGAATGAAGTACGCAGGTGGCGGAAGAATGTCAAACAGAAGACTGGCTAGTATGCTTGCTAAGCACATGATGGGTGGTAAGAAGAAATATGAGCACGGAGGATCACACGACGATGAAGAACTAGACCCTACTAGGGTAGTGGGTGAATATGAACCTACTGTAAAAACAAACCAAGACGCTGAGTTTGTAGAAGTTCAGGGTAAGCAAGAAGCTACTCAAGAAGGAATGATTGGAGCTATAAATAAAGACTTTGATATTAAAACTCAAAGCTTAGACGACCTACCTCAAGATCAATTAGATCTTATTATGGCTTCTGAATTTGGTAAGAGATACCTTTCAGGTGAGGGAAGTTTAGATGATCAATATAGAGCATACACAGCGAAAGTAGTCGACTTTCTTGAAAACAACCCAGAGCAGGCGTTAGCCAACATCAATGCAATGATGAAGACTAATGACAACTTTAAAACAAAGCTTAAGGGTAAGAGCGATCAAGAGAAGTTAGATATTACCAGAGATATGATGACTGATGGTAAGATCGGTGACTTCCATGGAAAGATACTTACAACAACAGTTGAAAACCCTAACTATTTATACGGAGGCGATAAAGGTACCAACATAACAAACTCTGGGGGTGCTGAAGTTATATACGGTGTCGGAAATAAAGCTATCGGAGAAAACTTTCAAGGAGCTTATAGGGATGCCATGATAGAGGCAGGAGTTGACCTTAGCGATCCTAAGGCTATGGAAAGGTTCTTTAATCAGTACATACAAGACAACCCTGATGCTTTAACCGATAGACGATTTGGCGTTCAAGAGAGAGGCTTTACTGAGCAAAACATAGAAAGAGCTAAAGATAAAGCTGTGGCTACTGCAGAGGGTTCAGAGGCAGGAATGACCGAAGCCCAGAGGAAAGACAAAACAAAAAATGAGCTTCAAGTAGAATTAGACAAGCTTATACAACAAAGAGGATATAATAAAGGATCTGCGAAATATAAAGAGCTAACTCCACAGATTGAGGCTCTACAGGATCAAATTAACTCTATGGAGCATGGGGGTAAAATGAAAGTTAAAAAGAAAAGCCCTGTAGATAAGTTTACTTTGATGCGTATGCTTGATAAAGGGGGTAGATATAAAACAAAATCAACATACAGCCCAGACTACGAATTTCAGCAACTTACCGACGAATCCAAAAATAAAGTTATAAATGAAGGGGGTAAAGTAATTGAACGAAGTGGTGGCGTTACTGTTATTAAATACCCTGGCGGATCAAAAGCTATATATAAACCCACTAAAGACGGCACTTCCTTTACCTTCAAAGGCTCAAGACGTTAATTAAGATCCCAACCCAAGGGACCGTATCTCTCCTCCCAACAGTTTGCGTAAGGTCTAATTTCACCTTCGTCAATGTCTAGCTGAAGCAACAACCAGTCGTGGTCGTATGCAACCCAACCGAAGTCGTGACGATCTCCGTTTTTGTACATAACCATGTTTTGACCCATTAGCTCACCAGTGTACTTATTACGTACATTGATGTGGTATATACCCTGACGCTTTACACTGTACCATAAAACAAACTCATCGTTGTACTCTGATACCGCTTCTCGGTTCTTTTCTATTTCTTGAGCTATGTACTCATCTGTAATGTGAGTCTTTTCTTCTCTGGTTTCTGCCCAGTCAAAACAAGTACATTTGTTAGCTGGCTCAGCCCATACTTCCCATGATAAAGAATCTCTACGTGCTTCTGTCCATGGCCCATCTGAAAATATAACCTGTATTCTGGCTAGTTCTTCTTGAGCGTTTACTGTTATGGTTAGTAAAACTGCGGTAAATAAAAATAAATTTTTCATAACGTGTAAATTAAAGGTTAGTAAATCAGTCGTATATTTGGACTGCTGATCTTAGTATACGGCGAAGTTTTCGTAAAAACAAATTTTTGATTGAAAAAAAAATATTTTAACCCAAAGAAAAAGCGTAAAGATCCAGCTATAGAAGCAGAGAAAATAAGATTAAATAAAATTAAAAATGAAACTAGAAGTAATAAGATTCAACAAAGGTAAAGACTCTACTAACGGATTGCTATTTGATATAACGAATGAACGAAGAAAATTTCTATGCTACACGCTGGAAGACGAAAGTCGCAAGGAAAAAGTATACGGAGAAACTTGTATACCTGAAGGAGAGTATAATATCGGCTTTAGAACTGTGGGTGGATACCACGCCAAGTACGGTAAAAGATTTGCTGACATACATAAGGGTATGCTTCATGTCTTGGATGTCCCAGGTTTTGAATATATTCTTATTCACTGCGGTAATACTGACGAGGACACTGCGGGATGTTTACTATTGGGTGACACGCAAGAAAACAACAGCATCAAGAAAAACGGTTTTATAGGGAGAAGTACTGCAGCATACATGCGAGTATACCCACCTATAGCTAAAGCATTAGAAGATGGGGAGGAGGTTACTATTGTATATAGAGATTTTGCGGAAAGCCTTATACTACAGCCATCAGATATAACAGAATTTTTTAACGGAGAATCATAATGATAGGAGGAATATCATCATCAGGTGGAGTAAGAGCACCAAAGAAAAGATCTAAGCCAAGAGGTAAAACCTGTATTTTCCCTCACGCAGGCTCTATTAGTAATAACGTTGAGTTAAGTGATTTTACTTTTGCTACTACAGGGGACTTTAGTTTTTCTACCTGGATTAAACCTAGTAGTTATAACGCTAGTAATGGAATCATGGTTCAGGGGTCTAAGTCAAACAGTGTAAATTTTACCGTTAACAGCACATCTACAACTGCTAGGTACGCATTTAGTATAAATGTAGGTGGGGTGGCTATCGTAGATTTAGCAACAGCTAATAATACTGCGCCTGCCGCTGATAGATGGGCCCATGTTGTTGTTTCTGTAGATAGATCTAGCGCTAGTGATAGTAAAATTTATATCGATGGTGAGGCAGTAACAATGACTACTCAGACTATTGCAGACACCACAACAAGTGTTGACATTAGTGGCAATATACTTCTGTGTGCACACGGAATTTCTGCCGTACTTAACGGAAAGATGAAAGAGTTTACCGCTTATGATAAAGCGCTAAGTGCTAAAGAAGTTAGTGCTATATATAAAAATAAAACCGCTTCAAGATTTGAAAGAAGTAAATTAGGGAAACACATGACAGTGCATCTTACTATGGGTGATGCAGATGGAGCGTCAGGAACAACTATTACTGATTTAAGCGGCAACGGAAGAAACGGAACATTAAATGGTACGGTCGCTTTTGCTCAAGACTCACCATCTTAATGCACCTACCACTCACAAAAGAATTTTTACAAGCTATGCAAAACCCAAAGATCTGTACATGTCCTGAACGAGCAGCCGAGCTTGCTGAGTCAGGGCATACCTTACCCTGTAATTGTACTTCGTCTCACTGCGAAAGATGTGATCTTCCAGAGTGTCAGACGGAGTCAGTCTGTCAAAGTGCTTGTACAGATAACCAACCTTAAGTAGCGGCTGTATTATCCTTTCTCTAAGTTTCTTTTCGCTCATACCGTAATCTTCAGATGCGTACTTAGCTGTAAAGAACTCTAGATCATACGCCCAAAGCATAAACATAAGCTCTTTTTGAAAGATGTCATATCTATCTTGCGTTGAAAGAAGAGCCTTTCTAAGGTTCTTAAGTTGATTTCTTTTTACGTATTTTTGATTAAGCTTCGAACTTTCTCTAAAGAGTTTTTTCTTAGCAACTCTACTTTTAGGCATACTATTAAATTAATACCACCAAAGATATGGAAGATGAAGGGTTCTTACTAGAAATACAGCGACTATCTTTTGAGATGGATAAAGTTATAGAGAAGTACGGGGTAAGGGACAGGGTTATGCAGCTTATGGTGATAGGATTAATAGATGAAGATATTATGGGGAATACCAGATTAAAAGCCATTTATAGCTATAACTTGGAGTCTCATGAAGAATTAGCAAGTGTTATTACCTTTGTAGGGTCCACTTGGGACGAAAGTAAAAATAATTATAATGAAGATGACGAGCCAGATCTAGATGATTTACTAGATGGACTAGGCATAGACTTAGAAGATTAATATAATGGAGGGACTTATTAGAAAAATTATTATAGGGCAGGACCCTAAGGACGCTATGGCTTATTACGTAGGCATGAGAGCAGGCGGAGGTGAAGTGTCAACAATAGTTCTTGATGGAGAACATTTGCACAAGTATGGTAAAAAAAGATATCTTGTGTATATTAGCATCGACGACTCACAAACTCTTTGGAAGGCTGTCGACAACATGCCATGCATAGTTGAATTTGACTTAAATTTTTAAATGACTAAGACAGATCTATACACATCAGGAGGTGAATTCACTTTACCTAATGGAGATAACTACATAGGGGGATTTCATATTCATGTAAGTCAAGGAGCTATGGTAGGATCTTTTCATAAAACTGAACAACATGACTTATTGACTCCAGTTAACAGTCAAGTTAGATCTTACGTTTTAAGCGTACAAAATGAATTAAAAAGAAACCCTTTTCCTAGATCGTCATCATCAGTTAGCGGCGGAGGTGGAGGGTATTAAATAAAATATAATGAAATCATTACGAAAATTTATCGTTAACATTCCTAAAAAGTTTAACGATACCGTAAAGCTCGGCGATAAAGAGATTTACATAGAAACTAAGTTCAATGAGTTTGAACATAGAGTTATGGAGGGTGAAGTTATTGCTCTCCCAGCTAAATATGAAACACCAGTAAAGGAAGGGGATACTTTGTATTTTCATCACCACGTAGTTTTACAAGGGGGTACTCCTTTGCCAGGAATGGAAAACTACTATATGGTTTTATATAGTCCTGAAAATGCAATAGACTCTCAAGCTTTTGCATACAAATGCAAGGATACTGGGAAGATTAAAGCTTTATCTTCTTGGTGTTTACTAGAGCCAGTAGAAGAAAACCTTGGCTTAAAGTCCGACATTATTGAAATTGTTGAAACTAAAAAAGAAAACCCAACACAAGGTAAAATCGCTTACACATCTAGTGCGTGTGAGGAATTAGGTGTTAAGGTAGGCGATATTGTTGGCATAGGCAAGAGTAGAGATTATCGCATTAAAGTAGACGGTAAAGAATATTATCGCACTCGCGCAGAAGATTTTTTATATGTCGTCACCGAAGAGTAAGTTCACTACTATTAGTGCTGCCGAAAGACTTATGAAAAGCATGGAGGCTGCAATTAATAATATGATTGATGAGGTTAAAAAACCTGTCGATCCAGAGATTAATGGGTCGGCACGAAAGGCTGAGCTTCAATCTATAAAACAAACAGCAACTGACTGTAAAGAGTTAATTATAGAAAGGCAAAGGCTCGAACAGATGATTAAGGATTTAAAAACAACAGGGGAAATAGAGGGATCAAAAGATTACAGCGGAGGGTTTGCTGAAAGATTTTCAAAATGAAACGATGCCACACTTGTCAGAGAGTAAAGTCTTTAACTGAGTTTTACTACAGGTCTAACAATAATACATACTTTAAGTCTTGCATACCTTGCAGGGCTAAAAATGTAGCAGAACAAAAAAGAAGAATCTACGAGTGGGTAGATAAGTATAAAGAAGACAAGGGTTGTTGCGAATGTGGTATAAAGGATAAAAGGTGTCTTCAGTTACACCACAGAGACAGAGACGATAAAAAATCTAGCGTTGCTCAACTTATAGGTAAAGGATATATCTTTAAAACAGTTAAAGCTGAGGTAGAGAAGTGTGATGTTATTTGTGCGAACTGCCACTCTATACACCATTACGACGAAAGAAGATCTGGGGAATGGGGTGCTGGCAAGTATGCTGAAAACATAATAGAAGAAGATTGTGTTCCTATAGTGGAGCAGCTAGAATTGTTTTTAAATTTTAGTGAAGAAGATTTTGAATAATTTATTAGACATAGAAGAATATGAAGAACCTGCTGTTAAGATTTGTCCCAACGGTACGAAAGGTGAAGTTATCGAACTCGGTGGGCTACTCATTTGCCTTCCGAAAAGGCCGCCGAAGAAACAAATTTTCGGATATAAAGAATCAAACTCTATGCAAGTGTGGCGAAGGCTACCTATGCCGCAGGAACTGTCTCGTGTTCGTTCTATGGATGAGTGGGCTGAAATGCCGAGGGAGTTCAGAGAGAAGTTTCGTCCATATATCGAAGAAGAGTTTAGGCGTAGGCGTGAGGGCTTTTGGTTTTATAACAACGGTACACCTACATATATTACGGGGCGGCACTACATGATGCTTCAGTGGACCAAACTAGATATTGGATATCCTAATTTTTTAAACTTTCAACGTGAGATCTTTTTGCATATGGCTGCATGCGAAGCTGATCCACGCTGTATTGGTCAGCTTTATACTAAGTGTCGTCGTTCTGGTTATACTAATATCTGCTCTTCTGTACTTGTTGACGAAGCGACGCAAGTCAAAGATAAGCTTCTTGGCATACAGTCGAAAACTGGTAAGGATGCTCAAGAGAATATTTTCATGAAGAAGGTGGTGTACATGTTTAGACACTACCCTTTCTTCTTTAAACCTATACAAGATGGTACAACGAATCCTCGTATGGAGTTAGCTTTTCGTGAACCATCGAAACGTATTACCAAAAACAATAAAACATCTTTAAAAGGTGAGGCACTTAATACTGTCATCAATTGGAAAAACACAACTAATAACGCATACGATGGTGAGAAGCTACACTTATTGTATTTAGACGAAGCAGGAAAATGGGAAAAACCAACAGATATAAGGGACGCATGGAGGATTCAGAGGACTTGTTTGATCGTAGGGCGAAAAATAATAGGAAAGGCTCTAGTCGGAAGCACCGTAAATCCAATGGACAAAGGTGGAAAAGAATACAAGGATCTATGGAAGGACTCGAATCCCTCGGAGAGGAATGCGAATGGGAGGACTAGAACTGGTCTTTATAGATTATTTATACCAGCTCAAGAATCACTAGAGGGATTTTTTGATAAGTATGGCATGCCTGTCATTGATACTCCAGATCAAGAGATACGAGGGTTAGATGGGGAGTCAATATCTATAGGGGCTAAGCAGTACTTAAAGAATGAAAGAGACAGCCTCAAGCATGATGCTTCTGAGTTGAATGAAATAGTAAGACAATTTCCTTTCACAACAGATGAAGCTTTTAGAGATAGTATAGAGGGGAGTTTATTTAATATAGGTAAGATATACGAGCAGATACAGTTTAACGACGATCTATTCCCTAACCCTGTAGTAACTGGAAACTTTCATTGGAAGGGTGGAGAAAAAGATACTGAGGTAGTATTTACACCAGACCCGAATGGTAGATTTAGAGTAGCTTGGATGCCACCACCAGAACTAAGAAACCAAAAGCTACTAAGTAGAGGAAAAAAAATTGCACCAAATGCAGAGCTGGGAGTAGGCGGGGTTGACTCTTATGACCTTGATGCCACCGTCGATGGACGGGGGTCTAAGGGTGCACTACACTTGTACAATAAATTTCATATGGAGCACCCATCAAATACATTTGTACTTGAGTATGCATCCCGCCCGCCTCTAGCAAAAATTTTTTATGAGGATGTTCTTATGGCTGCATTCTTTTATGGCTATCCTATATTAATTGAGAACAATAAGTACGGTATCGCAAGACACTTTGAATCAAGAGGTTATGATGGCTACTTAATGGATAGACCGAGACATTTGCTTGCCGCTAATTCATCAACAATAAAATCAAAAACAAAAGGTATACCTTCCAACTCACAGGATGTCATTCAGTCTCACGCTCATGCTATTGAGTCTTACATACATAATCATGTTGGCATTAATTACGACACAGGCGAAATGGGTAAGATGTATTTTAATAGAACTTTAGAAGATTGGATTGGGTATCAAATAACTAATAGAACAAAGTTTGACTTAACGATTAGCTCTGGTTTATGTTTGCTTGCTGCGCAAAAAGCAAAGCCAAAACCAAAAAAAGCAGATCTTTCTGAAAGGGTTTTCCTTAGACGATTCAAGGCTTACTAATGATAATCATACGTTTAGTATATTTGCAAATAATGCGCTTATTAGAAATAGATGTACAGTAGTAATAAAAAGGGTAATTCACCTAAAGGTTTTCCAGATCCGTTAGCGCCAGCAGAAGAAAAGTCTATGCAGGAGTACGGTCTTCAATACGCAAAGGCTATTGAGAATCAATGGGGCAGTGGAGCAGATTCGCGCTCTATATACAGAACTAAAAAAGATACGTTCACTAGAAGTAGGAAGTACGCAAACGGTACTCAAGATACTACTCCTTACAAGAAGCTTTTAACATCTTTAGATCCGAATGGTAATTCTGGAACACTACTAAACCTTGACTACACTCCTGTACCTATTCTACCTAAGTTTGCTAAGATTGTTGTAAACAACATTCTTTCGAGAAACCCGCAGCCAAATGTAGAAGCAATAGATCCTCTTTCATCTTCTCAAAAAGATATGGAGAAGAAAAAAATAGAAGCTTCTGTTATGGCTAAAAAAGAGCTGATGAAGCTCAAGGAAAACGGCTTGGAAATAAATGGAGATCCAAATGACATCCCAGAAACATTAGAGGAGGCTGAGATCTTCATGGGTACAAGTATAAAAACTGATGCAGAAATAGCAGCTCAGTTAGGTACTATGATGACTCTTGAGTGGAATGATTTTAATGACGATATACTTAGAAGATGTGTTAATGATCTTGTAACTTGCGGTATGGCCGTTGTTAAAAGAGACAACGATCCTAACTACGGAATCTCAACTAAGTATGTGGATCCTGTAATGTTCATCCATAGCCAGACTGAAGACCCTGGAATGAACGACCTTGTGTACGCAGGTCACATCAAGAAGATTACAATATCTGAGCTGAAGAGATTAGCTGGTGATCAGCTCACAGAAAAGCAATATGAAAAAATTGCGCAAAACGCAGCTGGTAGAGACGGCAATAACTCTTCTTCGTTGAACTACACTTTTTATGACAACATAAAAGGTAAGACCACTTATGGTTATGATGACTATATGGTTGATGTACTAGACTTTGAATTCTTAGCTGTTGACTGCATCCACTTTGAGGAGAAAGAAAGTAAGTATGGTAATTCTGGATTCTACTATAAAGGTTATTCTTACAAAGAAAAGCACGGGTCTGTTTATGACAGAACTGCGCATCAAATGAATGTAGAGACTGTATATGGTGGTAGCTACGTTTTAGGATGTAATTACTTATTCGATTACGGAAGAAAAAAGAATATTCCTAAAAATATTCATGATATTTCTAGAGCTAAGATGTCTTACTCTTGTGTTGCAGTAAACATGCAAGACATGTGCCCTAAGTCATTGGTTGATAGCTGTATAGGATTTGCTGATATGCTTCAGATAACACACCTTAAGATTCAGCAGTCTATTGCAAAGGCTAAGCCTGACGGCCTTATTATTGATATTGAAGGTTTAGAAAATGTGCAGTTAGGTAAAGGCGGAGAACTCCAACCACTAGACCTACACGATATATACGAACAGACTGGTGTGTTCTATTACAGAAGTAAAAACCCAGAGGGAGGATTCCAAAACCCTCCAGTTCGTGAGATAGGTAATAGTATTAGAAATATCAATGAACTCATAGGGTTGTACAATCACTACCTACGTTTAATTAGAGATGCTACAGGTATTAACGAAGTTATGGATGCTTCAACGCCCAAGTCGGATTCTTTAGTTGGGGTTAGAGAGCAAGCTATGAGAGCTAGTAATAATGCTATCTATAACATTACTAATGCTTCTATGGTTCTATACAAGAAGGTTTGCTCAGATGTTGTCAAGTGCTTACAGATATTACCTGAAGAATCTGTTGTGTATAAGGTTTACTCTAACGCTATAGGTGAAAACAATATGAGCGTTCTGTCTTCTTTCAATGACTTATCAATGTACAATTTTGGAGTTAAGGTTGTAAAGGATATGGAGACTCAAGACAAGCAATCATTGGAGCAGATGATACAAGTCTCTTTAGGTCAGCAGGAAATAGACTTAGAAGATGTGTTAGCTATACGAGATCTTAAAGACATCAATCAAGCTCAAAGGCTTCTAATGGTTAGAAGAAAAAAGAGACAGGCAACTAAGCAGCAACAGCAAATGGCTATGCAGCAGCAACAGCAACAGATGGCTATGCAGGCAGAGCAGATGAAGCAGCAGATGGAGGCACAAAAAATGCAAGCTGAAGCTCAGATTGAAATGCAAAAGATTCAAGCTAAAGCTCAAGCAGAAATAGAGGTAAGTAAAATAACTCACGAGCAGCGTAAAGAGATAGAGATGATTAGAGCTCAGGCTACGCTAGGGTTTAAAACTGACGATCAGGAGTTTAAAGAAAAGCTTGAGGTTCTTAAAGAAGATAGAAAAGATGAGCGTGTTACGAAGCAAGCCGTTCAGCAGTCAAAGTTGATATCTCAAAGAAGAGATAGAAGGGGCGAGCTACAAGACCAACCAGAAGATCCTTTAGAACAAACTATAACACAATTATTATCAGAGTAAAATGGCAACTACATTAAATTTAGATATAGCTCAAGAGCTCGACATCACTGTTCGTAAGGGCGATAATTTTTCTTTTACTGTTACTGTTAAAGATTCAAATGGCGACGCTGTTGACATTAGCCCTAGTAATTATACATTTAATATAGATGTTAGAACGTCTACAGATAGATCTAGTAGAGATAATGTTGTTTTAAGTTCAGCTGGAATACCAGGCGGTCTTACAGCAACTGGCGCTGCTGATGGTACTTTAACTATTGAGGGGGGTGTTATTGCAATGGATGCTATACAAGAAGGTAGTTATGTATATGACATACAGTCTTTTAAAGCGGCTACATCTTTTTATCAAACCTGGTTCTTTGGTCAATTTACCGTTAATGCTGATATCACAGATTACGATGCATAATGGCTATAAATTTTACAACACCTAAAAGAAAAAATCTAGACTTAAGTTTTACTTCTGGCACTGATATTTTAACAACCCTTACATCTTCATTAGAAAGAGGTGTTACTACACTTGAAGTAAATAAACCTCAGGGTGTTACGTTATCTTCGCCTAAAGATGCTGTTGGGTTAGACACTATACTTGCAGATGCAGAGATAGCTTTTCAGGCTGATGGACAAGGATTTACTAATGGAGGCTCTGTGTCTACATGGACTAACAACGGAACAAAAGGTTCTACTCATAATGCTGTAAGTGGTGGTGATGCTTCTAGAGATCCTATCTACGATACCGACGACGCTTCTAATCCTTTCACAACTACAGGGGCTATATATTTTGAAGACGATCAAGCGCAAGGCAGTGGTGGCAACCCTTCATCTTCTCACTTTTTAAGTTTGTCTAACAGATACTCTGCTCAAGATGATATGACACTCTATGTAGTAGCAGCTTATGAAGATGGATTTATGCCTAGTAAGCCACCTACAATTATAGAAACTTTTATTGATGACAGCGACTCAAATGACACTGCTGATCTTCCTAATTCAGAAACTCATCACGGTTATGTTATGTCTTTTCAAACTCCTAGCGCTACTACACCAAATTGGAGTGATGGAGGTGTAAATAAATTTACTATTGTAGATAAGGACACAGCAACAGGAAACACTGGAGGAATTGTTTCAGATCCAGGTGAAACTTTTGATCTTAAACTTGACATAACAGAACCTTTCACATCAGGAACTGCAGAAGTTTTTGTAGTGAGGAAACTTAAAACATCAGGCGATGTGTTTATATATAATGGTATTGGCGCTCAGGTTGGGTTTATAGCTGGCGGAACAACAGAAGACGGAACAAACCCCGTGTCATTTACTGTAGACATGGATGGATTTGGTAGGCAGAAAATATACGTAGGTTCTTTTATTTTTGATACATCATTTATCCATACGAAAAACTTTGCTGACGGCAAAGGAGTTTATGTAGCTGCCGTAGGTGCATTTAATAAAGATATAGGAGATCAAAAGTCAAAAGCTCTTGGTAGACTTTTAGGCGAAAAATATCTTCCATAACAATTAATATCTTTGCTTTATGAAGAAACTTTTATTCACTTTATTTATTCTTCCTAGCATTGTGTTTGCTCAAGGAAGTTGGTTGGATGTTCAAGTTCAGACAGATCAGTACGCTGGAGAAACTTCTTGGGAAATACTCAATGAAGAATCTGAGGTAGTGGCAGTAAGCCCTCCATATCAAAACAACACCCTACAAAACCATATGGTGTTTCTACCGTCTGGTGATTATGAGTTTGTGATGATGGATGCCTTTGGCGATGGTATATGTTGTGGATTTGGAGAGGGATGGTATAGAATAAGCAATACATGTGGGTTAGACACAGCTGTATATGATTTTGATACAGCGTTAGATACTATACCATTTACACTTAACCCATGTATACCGCCTTTGCCTGGATGCACAGACCCTGTAGCAAACAATTACAATCCGTGGGCTAATATTGACAACGGAAGCTGCAACGTATTTGAGTGTGACTCTACAGAAACTTTAGTCTCTATGGACCTTACGCTAGACACATGGCCTGGAGAGACTGGGTTTACATTGGTTGATTTAGCCACTGGTCAGTTTTACGATCAAGTAATACCTGGAGAGTTTGACTTTGGTGATCAGCTTGTTACCTACACTTATAACTTCTGTGTCAGCCTAGGATTTGAGTTAATATTAGTAGACGAGTTTGGCGACGGATTAAACGGTTATGCGTCAGGTGGTGAGGATGGGGCCTGTGTTATCACAGCTTGCGACAGCGTGTTGTGGGAGTTAGAAGACTTAGCATTTACTACATTTGATGACGGTAACACTATGTACTCTGGAGCTATATTTACAGAGCCATGCCCTCCAGCGCCTCCTATATACGGATGTATGGATGACGATTATGTAGATTACAATCCAGAGGCTACGCTTCCAGACACCTGCGAAACGCTACACACTTGGGGCTGTACAAACCCAGAGGCTTTGAACTACGATAGTACTGCAACAATAGCAGATCTTGTGGGTCCATGCAGTATACAAATTATTCTTGAGGATGACGCAGCTGATGGTTGGGGTAACTCTACTATAGGCATGGTCCAAGGCGAGCAGCAGTGGATGTTTACCGTAGGTCCTGGTGAGTTTTCTCAGTCGTGGGACATTACGCTTGACTCTGACGAAGAGGTTGATATATACTACTTCCAAGCTGGTAATCAACAGCAGTCTTCTCAAGAGCTTGCCTTTCAGACACTCCATAACTCCGTGTATGTTCTTAATGAAGCTGGAGATACTTTACTGTCGGAAGGTAGTAACCCATTTATAAATAACGGACAAGGAGCCCTTCAGCCGTTTACAGGTCCTAACTGGACTGTGTATCACTTTACTCCGTATTGTGGCGATAGCTGTATACCTTATATATATGGGTGTACTGATGAGACGGCTTGCAACTATAGTGCAGAGGCTAATACAAGTTCTGACTGTAACTATCCTGTGCAATATTATGATTGTAGCAATATGTGTGTTAATGATGCCGACGGAGACGGAGTATGTGACGAACTAGAAGTAGCTGGTTGCCAAGATCCTACAGCATTTAATTATAACCCATTAGCAACAGACGCTGGTGAATGTATACCAGTAATATTTGGTTGCACCGATCCTACGCAGTTTAATTACAATCCTGAAGCCAATACAGAAAATGGAGGGTGTATACCTTACGTGTACGGATGTATGAATCCAGACGCGTTTAACTATAATCCAGATGCCAACACAGAATTAGAAGGTTCTTGTATTGAAGTTTTAGTTGACTGTATGGACCCTAATGCGTTTAATTACAATGAGTTAGCAAACACCTCTGATGAGGATCTTTGTTTATACGACGCTGGTTGCATAACTGGACCTGGTGAACCTTACTGGCTTAACGATGGCTGTTATGCTTGGATTATCGATATAGATCCTTACTGCTGCGAAGTAGCTTGGGATGAGGCATGTGTAGATCTATACTCTTACTGTGAGCAAGGTTGGCCGCAAGGTGTATATGATATACATGATGTATATGGTGTATATCCTAACCCAACAAACGGATTGCTATACATACAAGCTCCATCAACAGCGGTAGTATCTTTGTATAACTATTTAGGTCAAGCTGTTATACAAACCTCTGATAAAACTATAGACCTATCACATCTTTCTAACGGTGTGTACGAAGTGGTTATACAATACAACTCTAGAATTATAAAAAAGAAAATTATTAAGTCATGAGAGTTGTAAAAAAAAGAAGTTTGCGTGACAAAAAAAAACACGCTAGATCTATCCGCAAGGGCGTTAAGAATACGCTTCCTGATGGTTCTATAGAAACTCATAAGATGGCAACGGTTAGCTTTGATGGAAAGCATTATGCCTACCCTACGATAGCGTTTGATAAAGAAGGCAAGAAGGTAGATCAATCGTTTGAGGATGCTGTGAAAGCTGGAGAAACTTATGAATTTGACAACTTTAAGCAAGCAAACAAATTTGCTCATGGCTCTTTTAAACAAGGTAGAGATAGAAGAGAAGCTATGAGAGATTATAGAAAACAAAAAAGAAAAACATAAAACTATGAAAGTAAATTGGATTAACAGTTGGAAAGCTGGCAATAAAAAAGAAGTGTATGAGCTTTCTTTTAGATTAGGGACACTTACAATACTAGAAGTTAGCTTTGGAAGTAAGTTTAGATTTATGATATTAAACCTTGGATTCGAAGTGTGATGACGCATAAAAGAGATCTTACGTCACTTGTCTATATTGCCATTATGGTGTTGGTGTTTATATTGGGCACATCATCAGAGGCAAAAGGACAGACTCTTAAGAAGACATTTAAATTTGCCACATTCTATACGGCCTTTAGTGGCGGTAACTCTGTGGCTGATGACAACATCTATTCTGTTACTAATGGATTACAAACGGATGTATTAGAAACTCCTTTTGATTATTCGTTTACAGCGGGTGTTCGTAAGATTGCTAGGTTTGGTTATGAGAATAGAGCTAACGTATTCTATGACGGCACAGAAAAATCATATAGTGATGCTGCTACTATAGGTAGAGTAAAAGGCTTTGAGTTTTTATTTGAGGCTGACTGGCGTAGACAGCAGGGTAGAAACTTTCTAGATCAAGATTACTTTTTACGATACGTGGCTAAAAATTGGATAGCTAAAGCTGAATACCTGCAAGATGGTTTTGCTGATGTAGAATACTTTGAAGGATCTCAGAGATTGAGGCTTAATGTAAATGACCGTTTTAGTTTTAACGTCGGGGTAGCTCAACGTATATCAGAACCATACGGATATAATCCTTTAGAAGATTGGGTGTTATCAAACAACAATATACATTACACAAGTCTTGCTTTACAAGAAGGTTATACTGTAGACGTACAAGGTGGTGAATATTTTGCACCTGACGGTACGCTTGTAGCAAATAGCGTAGATGTATGGGAGCAGGTTGTTATACCTCAAGTTATTGATGACTATGTTGCTAAAAAAAGAAGTGAACTCCCAAATGTTTGGAACTATTCTCTGGTTGTAGGATATGATTATTACAAGTACTCTAAGGAATTTTGGATGCATAACTGGGTAAGCGTAATGCCTTATCACCTTAAAACCGATGACGAGTATTCCTACTTTGAAACCACTGAGGGAGGGCAATGGTTAGATTACGGTGCAGGCCTTATCTTTGGGTGGAGATTAAACAAGAGTCTTGGTGTATTCTTAGAAGGCAAATACAATAAGTATTGGAATCGAGAATGGCATGACTTCTCTGTTGGATTAAACTATGTGATACTATGAAGGTAAGAAAGAAAAAAAAATACAATGTTGGGGGTAAGACACCTTCTAAGCATTCTGTAAAAGGTGTGTCTCGTGAAGCAGCACGCAAAAAACTTGATGAATACTTAAGGTCACAAGGTTTTACTTCAGGTCGTGACTCAGCGCAAGCTCCAAAATATAAATTATTCCAAGACGAAAAAACTAAAGAATATATATTTAGACAGCAGTAAAATGGCACAACAAATTGGAGAAGATACTAAAGTAACCTTTGACCTTAAGACAATAGGTATGGGTGTAGCAGGGCTAGCAGCTCTCATAGGGATGTGGTTTACATTACAGGCTGATATAGCGTTAGCAAAAGAGCTACCTGAGCCACTACCTTCAGAAGTTACTCGTATGGAGTTTGATATGAAAGATCAATTAATTCGTCAAACTATTATGACTACACAAGAAGATGTATCAGAACTTAAGAGCGATCTTGATCGTATTGAAGAGAAAATAGATAAACTACAATGAAAGTCGTAAAAAAATATAACACTGGAGGTTTAGCAAGAACAAAAAAAGAAGCTAGAGATACTTTTAAATCAAAGAAAAAGTCTGCAAAAGCTTATAAAAAACTGGCGCGAAAAGACAGAAGGGATGGTCTTGTAAGTAAAGAAGAGGCTAAAGAAATGAAGGCTGAAGCTAAAGCTGCAATCAAAAAAGCTAGAGATAAAAAAAGATCTGATATAAAACAAATAAAAACGAATAAAAGAATTAAGAAAAAATTTGATAAGCTTCCTGGATTAAAGTAAGTTAAAAAAAATGATAAGACTGTTTTACATATGTTTGTTTGCTATCACATCTCTTGGTATGACTATACCAGACTCAGGGGTGTGCGTTGTTGAGTTTAATGCTAGCTTTAATGCAGCGAACAGTGTGGATTGGATTGATGAGCTTAGTGATTGCAAGGGTCGTCGTGTAGACATAGCAGCTGAACCAGAGTTGCAAAAAGAACATAAGATCGTTGTAGTTCCTACTGTCATTGTATTTAATGACGGAGAGGAGGTAGAAAGATTCCAGGCAAATATTATGATGCAACTTGAAGCTACACAAGATGAAGTGCAAGAAGCTGTGGATGAAATTATAATGAGTGCATTCTAATGAAAGCAAAAAAGAAAGACTCAAGATTAAAAAGCGCTGGAGTGTCTGGTTATAATAAACCTAAGCGCACGCCCAATCATCCCAAAAAATCTCACATAGTCGTAGCTAAAGTTGGAGATAAGGTTAAGACAATTAGGTTTGGTCAACAGGGTGCTAGCACTGCAGGTAAACCTAAAGCAGGTGAGTCTAGTAGAATGAAAAAGAAACGTGCAAGCTTTAAAGCTCGCCATCGTAAAAATATAGCTAAAGGTAAGATGAGTGCAGCTTACTGGGCAAACAAAGTAAAGTGGTAATGAAGGCAGTAAAAGGAAAACAAACTAAAAATTTTACCATTGTAAATAAAACAAAATCTATTGATCCCCCTAAAGGTTTTCACTGGATGGAGGATAGCGGTAGATATTATCTAATGGAGGGTGATTACAAGCCTCACCCTGGAGCCGTAGCTAAAGCTAAGTTTAAAATGGCTACTCATAAAAAGAAATGAAGATCAATAAGAAATATCTTAAGGGTAGTAAGAATCCTAAACGAAGAGCTGAGCTTATTCGTAAGATCGCTGCTATATACAAAAAAGGTAAACCCTATCCAAAGAACTTAGATGCTTTAATGAAAGAAAGAGACAGACTATGAAGGTAAAAAAGAAAGAATATAAAAAAGGTGGTAAGAAATTTCCAGACCTCAACAAAGACGGAAAGATAACTCAAGCTGATATCCTTAAAGGAAGAGGAGTATTTAAAAAAGGAGGTAAGAAGGGCGGTGGTATGTCTGGGCTTGATGCAGCGGAAAAACAAGTATACAAGCGAGGGCTTGCTGCTTACATGAGTTCTGGTAACAGACCTAAAACATCTCAACACGCTTGGGCCATGGCTCGTGTGAAAAGTGCTTTCGGGAAAAAGGAAGCGGCTAAGATTAGAGCTGGTGGAGGTAAAAAGAATAAAAAGAAATAATAACTATATTTGCATAAATAACTATTAATTATGGCAACAACAACTGCAACATTAACACTTTCGAGCGCTGACCTAACTGGTGACGCTCTATCATTGTCTACAACGGCAACACTTACAAAGGCTGGTACAGTAACTGGATTAGACCAAACTACTGGTGTTGGTAGAAAAACATTTTCTTCTACATCTTTAGTTAATTTATTTGAGGGTAACGATTACACAGCCGCTAAAGCTCATAAGCTTTACATTAGAAATACTAGCACAGTAGCTACTGAATACGTTACGATTTCTATCGGAGACTCTGGAGGAACTCCAGAAGAGATTGGTAGATTATACGCAGGAGATTGGATGTTTATTCCTTGGTCTGCTCACGATGCAGCAAATGACATCTGTGTTACTCCTAGCGTAAGCACTGCATTAACTGTAGAGTACTTACTAATTTTTGAAGCATAATGGGTAGCGTACGAGCGTCACTAAGACTAACATCTTCAGATGTATTAACTACAGCTGTTGATGTTACTACAGCCGCAGCTATTACTGCTGATGGTGGATCTATTGGGCGTGCTAAAGTTTTAAAGACTGCAGTCCATAACGATGCATTGGTGGTGTATAAAGCTGACGATAAGCTCGTAAACGCAAACCTTTACGTAAAAAACTTAGAAGTAGAAAAAGAAAATTACGTTTACATATATAACGACACTGACTCAGACGCTCTTGTTGCTAAGATTCCAGGCGGTGAGTTTTGTTTTATTCCAGTTGCAGTGGATAAGACATATAAAGTGTACGCTACACGAGTAGACAGCTTAGTTGAATTTGCTGTGTTTGGATTAGATAGCTCAGCAGTAACATTATCATAATGAGTAAATTATCAAACAACGGTAACGCAAACAAGATGGCCTTTGGTCAGTTTGGTTGTTCGTTTACAAACACAAACACACAGGTGTTGCCACCAGCAGGTCATGTAATTGTAGCTATTCAGTTTTTAGCTAACACTACTTTTGATGAGCTTTCTCCAGTAGGAGGGACTTCAGGCTTATCGTTTGGTGATGCCACTAACGAAAAGGGTAACGCATCTTCAGGAGGTCAGATCATCAATGCTGCTGATGACAGCAACCTAACAACTTTCCCAGAGGGAATGACTATCTATGGTAGATGGGCATCTTTTACTATTGATGCTGATGCTCAAGGAGGTGTGATTGCATACTTCGGAGAATAAAAATAAATTAATTTAATATAATATGAGTGAAGAAACTTTTGACAAATTAGAATTTGTCGACACTCCTGAGCAGCTTCAGGAGTCAATGCAGGCTGACCTACAGGGTCAACCACAAACAGAACAACAACCACAGGAGGCTGTCTTTCAACCAACAGAACAGACTCAGCCTGAGGTTCAAGACTTTCAGCAAGAATCTACACCGACGGGTGTCGAGCCTTCTGAAGAATATAGTGATGAAGACGTTGAATCGGGAGTCCTTAGTTTTCTCAGCGAAAGGCTGGGTAGAGAAGTTTCGAGTTTTGATGATCTAAGTCCAGCGCAACAAGAAGCTTTCAGTGATGAAAGAGTTAAAGCAATAGCAGACTTTGTCGAAACGACAGGTCGCTCGCCTAGGGATTGGTTTGCATACCAGTCGCTTAACCCATCCGAAATGGATGATGCGACAGCAGTAAGAATTAATCTTGCAGCGGAATATCCAAACCTAGCTCCTGATGAAATTAACTTACTCATTAAAGATAAGTATAAGTTAGACTCTGACCTCTATTCTGACGACGAGTTAAGACTTTCAAAGTTGCAATTAAAAATTGATGCTCAGAAAGCAAAGGAATCTATTGAAGAAATTCGACAGAAATACAACGCTCCTGATCCATCAGTTTCACCGCAGTCAATAGTTACTGAAGACTGGGTTAGTGAAATGTCTGCTGAGCTTGACAACATGACTGGAGTCGAGTTTGATTTAGGCAATGGTAGATCTTTTACGTATGGTCTAGATGACAATGCAAGATCAACTATTAAAGACGCTAACTCACGTTTAGATAACTACTTTGACCGCTACATAAGGGATGACGGAAGTTGGGATTTTGATACACTTAATTCCCACAGACTTGTTCTAGATAATATTGATTCTATTGTTGCTAGTGCTTATAAGCAAGGGCTAGGTGATGGTCAAAAGAATCTAGTTAACAAAGCTGCGAATGTAAGTGTTGATCCAGCACGCCGTCCAGATAATCAAAATATCAACTCTGTTGCTGAACAACTAAAACAACAATTAGGTAACAGAGGTGTTATGAATGTTAAAATTTAAAAACTAAGAAAACATGGCAATTACACCAAGTAATGTAGCCGATGCAACGCCAGTTTCAGGTGGTATTACTAACTCACCAGATAAGTATACTACTGTAGAAGAACTGTTAGCGTATAATAAGCCAGACGTACGTGATGAGCTTATCAAGGCATACGGCGATCAAGGGATCACAGGATTCCTTAAAATGACAGGGGCTGTTCGTTCAGGCGGTACAGCTGATTTTATAACATGGTTCGAAGAGGGCCGTCGTCACACAACTTTTGAGTTTGGTGCTACGGCTGCTACAACGGGTAACTCAAATGGAATAGGTTCAGACGGAGGCTTTGATGCAAACCACCTTGACGGTATTGTTAATATCGAAATGGTTTTATCTAAGGTTAATGGAACTGCTGTAGGTTCTATCTCTGCTGGTTTAGGCGGAGCTGTTACTCAAGCTGCTCAAGTGTTAAACGTAGGAGACGTTCTTTTAGATCAAGCTACAGGACACGTTTACATTGTAAACAAGCTAGATACTTCTGCAGATGGATCATCAGCAAACTTAGACGTTCTTGTTGCAAGAATGGATGGTACTGACGGTACTGCTAGTATGGTTGCTACTAACCAACAGTTTGCTCTTATCGGTAGCGCACACCCAGAGGGTCAAGCTGCTGGCGCACGTAGTGCTTTCCAAAAGGCTAACATTAACAAGCTGAACAACTCTTACATGATCGTTAAAGACATGTATCAAGTAACTGGTTCTGCTGCTACTAACATTGGATATGTAAACATCGGAAACGGTGATTACCGTTGGTACATCAAAGGAGAGCAAGAAACTCGTGCTCGTTTTATGGACAAGCGTGAGATGATGATGCTTTTCTCTGAGAAGGCAAATCAAAACGATCAAGGTGGAACAACTATTTCAAGTCTTCCTGGAGATATTCCAGGATCTGAAGGTTACTTCGCTGCTGTAAGATCTCGTGGTATCACTGCTACTGGAGACTCTACTACTAGAATTTTTGATGAACTAGCTTCTATTGATAACATCCTTATCGAGCTTGATAAAGAAGGAGCGCCAGCTGAGTACGCTATGTACTTAGACCGTCGTACTTCTCTTGATATTGATGATATGTTAGCTAATGGAGTTGCTACTCAAAGCACTGCAGGTCTACCAGGACAGTTCGGAGCATTTAACAACGATGCGGATCTAGCTGTAAAGCTTGGATTCAAATCATTCACTCGTGGTGGATACACATTCCACAAGCACGACTGGAAGCTTATGAATGACCCACAACTTCTAGGTGGTATGACTGCTGCTGAATACAGAGGAGCAATGATTCCAATGGCATCTTACGTAGATCCTAACTCTGGTGTTTCTGCACCAGCTCTTGAAATGGTTTACAAAGAAGCTAACGGATACTCTCGTGAGCTAGAGCACTGGGTAACTGGTGGTGCGGTAATTGGTAATAAGACAGATGATTCTGATATTGCTAAGTTCCACTACCGTTCTGAGTGTCAGCTAGTAACTCGCGCTGCTAACCAGCACGTGATCTTACGTGGAGCATAATATTAACTAAGTGATGAGAGTTGGGCTTCGGTCCTTCTCTCTGATCTTTAATACTTTTAATCATGGCAGATTTTTTATTTCCTTTAATCCCAGATGCAACAGCTGATAGGATTACAACCACTGAGACAACACAAGCTATTTCTGTTAAAACTTATGTAACTGAAATTATTACAGATGCAGGTGATAACGTAGCTACATTGCCAGCTGGATTAAAAAAAGGCCAACTCAAAAAAATTATTCACCACACTGATGGAGGTGCAGTTGTTATTACATTAGACAATGCTGAAAGCACTGACCTTGATGTTGTGACGCTTACTAATATTGGTGAGTTTGTAGTTTGTATGTGGGTTGGAAGTTACTGGAGAGTTCTAGAATCAGGAAGAGTTGATTCTGCGGTAGATATCGTAGCATAAAACTTTACTGATATGGTATACGAGAAAGGCCTTCGGGCCTTTTTCTTTTGTCGTATATTTGTAAGCAATGAAACAGTTTCTATTTATAAAGACAGCCTCGGAGGTTTATACTATACCAGCTTCTGCTCTTAAGGTTGTTGAATACGCAAGTGACACTTCAGTAGCTTTACTATTTGAAACACATAAAGACGGTAAAGAAAATACAATTACTGTTAGGCTAAGTATTACTTCTGGTAAAGCACCAGATGTTATTGCTGCTATTTCATCTCAAATAGCTAACTCAAATGCTACAGTATTTAAGTATGATGATATTAACGACACGTTCTTTACAAAAAACGTAACAGGAATTGGCACTATAGTCGTAACTACCCCAACAGATTCAATAGCTGGAACAAATGTTACTTCTGTCGGAGAGACTGGTGGTACAAAGTTTTTAAGAGAGGATGGGGATGGAACATGTAGCTTCCAGACTGTGCCTACTGGAACTCCTACCACAGTAACAGTAGCTGATGAATCATCAGACACTACTTGCTTCCCATTGTTTGTTACTGCAGCAACTGGAGATCTAGCTCCTAAAACTGGCAGTAATTTTTCTTTTAACTCTAGTACTGGGGATTTAACTGTTGATGGCTCTCTTACGGCTAAAACAATGCATTTTATTTCCTGTACGTTTTTTGACGACATAGGTACTACCAAACACTACCTACCGTTAAATGGCCCACCTACTGAGCAAACTTCAGATGGTAACTCATATACCGATTTTCTGTGCCCATGTAATATAGTTGTTAAAAGCGTTATAGTAAAACTACCCACTGTTACTACTGGTAGTGGTAATCTCACGATTAGTGTTGAAAAAACTGAAATTAATACTACTCCTGGAAGCACGCCTACTTCAGTTGAATCAGAAACTTTAGCTATAGCTGATAGTGATGATAATCACGTAGCTTATTTTAATTTTGATAATGCTGCTGTAGAGGTTGGAGCTAACCTACAAATAGGCATTCAATCTGATGGTGATTTAAGTAGCAGTCAAAATTTTCACACCAATGTTATTATTGAAATGGATTGGTCTACTAGATATACAGGATCATCATCAGTTAAGGACTCTTAAAACGTATAGCATTTATTGTTATATTTGTTACGATTTTAATTTAATATTTAATAATAATGGAAAAGAAAACTAGAAGGACTGGAGGACAGTCTAAACCTACAGCAGCTAAAACAGAAACAGCTGTAATGGATGCGCCTAAGCCACAGGCAAAAAAGCAAGCCCCAATATTTAAAAGAACAGTACAAGAAAGTACGTCTAAAGTGTATGAGGCCTTAAAAAATAAAGGTCCAGCCTTTATGATTATGAGTCGTAAAATTTCTATCTACGACAAAGAGACAGATTCAATTAGAACAGCTAGATACTGTCCTAATGAGAACTCTATTTGGATGGACGAGCAAAGTGAAAACAGTCGTACTGAGCCTATTATTTTTAGAGATGGGTACTTGACTGTAAGAGCTGAGCAACCAAACCTTAGACACTTTTTAGATCTTCACCCGTCAAATGTAAGTAATGGGGGTAGTCAGTTTAAAGTTATAGACACTAAGAGTGATGCTGAGTCTGTAGTTAAAAGGGAATTTGAGGTTTTTGACGCTATATCTATGATTAAGAACTCAGATACCAACGATCTTCTTTCTGTAGCGCTTTACTTTAAGGTTAATATTGATAGGCAAATGAGTGAGATAAAGCATGACTTATTAATGATTGCTAAGAAAAAACCAGCTGCTTTTGTACAGGCTTTTGATGATCCTATTGTAAAGTGTAAGGCTACTATTAAACAAGCTTTAGATTATCAGGTAATTAAGAACAGCAGAGACAGTGTAAGGTGGTACGACTCAAATGGTATTATTGTTTCAGTTCCTCACGGTCAAGATTCTATTGACATTATGTCTAGATTTTGTTTGACTGAAAAGGGCGCTTCTGTTCTTGCTTCGATTCAAGATGAGTTAGATAGGCTAGCGTAAAGCAACATAAAGTACTGCAAAATAGGAGGCCAGCCCAGTGCTGGCCTTTTTCGTATATTTGTTTTTAAATATTACGATATGATAAGTGTACAGTCAGTATATGATGCGGTAAAGAATTTAGCCAATAAAGACCAAAAGGGATTCGTTTCTCCTTTGGTGTTTAATGACTTTGCTAGAATCGCTCAGCTTAACATTTTTAACGAGATATTTGAAGACCTTTACAACGGTAAAAAACTTAGGAGAATGAATGCCGATGGCTCTGCTCATCTATCTATGGTTGATCGTTCTAAATCTGATCTATCCGTATTAAGAAAAAAAGAAGAGCTTGTTAAAGATAATGTGTCTGGGGTTTTTAATAAGCCTTTAGACTTTTCATACGCTGTTTCTTGCAGCCTAACAGGGGCTAGGGGTAGAGCAAAAACAAACATACACTTATTGTACGACGAGCATAAAGTAAACCAACTTTTATCTAGCAATCTGTCGGCTCCTACTAGAGATTATCCAGTGGCTTTAATATCAGAGGATATAGAGGTTTTTCCAACAGCGATAAGTAGGATTGTCCTGACATATCTGAGAACTCCAAAAGTTCCTAGCTATCAAGTAAATGCTGTAGACATTGACAATAATTCCGTGGAGTTATTTAATGAAACTGCAAGTCAAAATTTTGAATTACCAAAGCACTACGAACAAGAACTTATTGCAGAGATAGCAAAGATGATAGGAATTAATCTTAGAGATCAACAAGTACAGGTTTACGGTACAACCGAAGAAACTCAAGCATAATGGCAAGGAACACAGTATTATTAAGTCAGATAGTAGGAGACTTTATCTTAACTCAAGAAGAGGGTGATTACTCATCTAACTCTTCTCAAATTGCTATACATAACTTTGCGCTAAGAGGGTTGAGAGAAATAGGATTTGATTTAGGTAAAAGAATTAAATCATTAAAACTAAATGTTACATCATCCAACAATACTGTTGACTTGCCAGATGATTTTGTTGACATTGTAAAACTTGGTGTTGTGGGAAGCAATAACATGGTTTATGTTTTCCCGCAAAATAAGAACATCAACTACTCCCAGTCTTACGCTAATAGCTCTGGTACGGCTGTTGGAACATCTGCATCTGCAGCTGATTCTGATGGTGATGGCGTGTTTGATCGAGTTGACTCTAAGTCTGCGACTACGGGGTTAGCAGGAACAGATGATTTAGACACTCTTTTTGATTCGTTTGTATTTAGAAACTTTGTGCACGGAACTACGTCGGGTAGACTTTACGGTGTTGGAGGTGGGCATACAGGCGGAGCATACAGACTTAACCTAGAGCAGAACAGAATAGAGCTAGAGACTTCTGGTAATTACGATGAAGTTGTTATAGAGTACATTGCTGACGAAGCTAGATCTTCAAACCCTGAGGTTCATGTATATGCAGAAGAAGCTTTACGAGCTTACATATACTACAAGCTTATTGAAAGAAAGTCTCAAGTGCCCATGAGCGAAAAGGCGAGAGCTAGATCAGAGTACTACAACGAGCGTCGTAAGGCAAACGCAAGGCTAAGCAACTTCACTAAAGAAGAAGCTATGCAGGTTATACAAAAGAACTTTAGACAGTCTCCTAAGGTATGATAGATAAGTTAACACCACGTATACTCCAAACCTCTAAAGACAATAGAGCTATGGGGCCAACAGAAATGCTAGACGCTCTCAACATTACCGTAACTGGTGATGAGGATGGGGGTGCTGGAGTCCTTAAGAATATCAAAGGAACTAAAGTCGTACAAGGTATTGATATGCCTGCGGGAGAGAATGTAGTTATAGGCAGCACAAAAGACGAAACCTTAGGGGTGACATATTTTTTTGTTTGGAATGAAAACAACAACCATGGTGTTTACGCTTACAGCGCTAAGGTTAATTCCTTTAGGTGTATTTTTAAAAGTCCTTCTTTAAATTTTGACAGGAATGGGTTTGTTAAATCCGATGTGGTTAGAATTAAAAGATTGCCTGATGACTCTAGTTTAGTTGTGTTTGGTTGTACGGATCCAGATGCAAGCAATTATAATCCTAACGCTGATTACGATGACGGATCTTGCATATACGTTGTTGACGATGATATTATTATAGACGAAGGCTTCGGAGAAGATGAAACTTTTATATCAACATTTAATGTGTGTACGTTCTTATCTCCTATAGATACAGACCCAACAAATTACGCCTTTAACAGCAGTAATCCAGGATTTATAAGTCAACCTTCAATTGCCTTTTTGCGAATTGCTTTAAATAATATAATAAACGAAAACCAAAACGGAGTTGATTTAGTGGCAGGCACTGCAACTTTCTTAGACATGGAGGGTAACGAAATAGTCTTTGGTTTATCAACAAACCCAGGAGGTGAATACCTACCATCAGTAAGTAATTCTTCTGTAGAAGAAGTATATTTAGGTCAGCCAATAACTGATTTCGGATGTTACGTAGGTCAACAGATGGAAGCTGTTGAGTGGAACCCTTGCGACTATATAAATTCTGATACTGGTGTGTTTGATGTGTCAAGTGCGATAGATGCTAGTAATGCATTAGCTTCAGGTTTTTACTGGACATTTGAGGGTGAAGTAGTTAACCTTCAACAATATTTTTCTGTTCTTGTTGCTCCGTTTATAAACATGACTTCAGAAGAGATGAATTGTCCTGCACCTCCTGTTGTTGAGTTTGCATTTAATATCTGCGAGATAGTTGCCGATTACTTTACTGAAAATGATATCTTCCCAAGTGGCTATGGAGTAACGACGTTTGATGCCCTTAACGCTTGGCAAAATTTTGTAACAGCAAATGGATTGACCGAAACACTTTCTTCAGAAGAGCTAGGTCAGCAAGAGCTGTTATACAACGGGTTAATTAATGAAGCTGGTAATGACGGGCTAGCATTGGGCTGTACTATAGATGGTGAAAACATCAGCGGTGCTGATGGCGACGTAACGGGAGAAACAAACACAATCGTTGTAAATTTCTGTGATGCATTTTCTGAAGAGTTTGGAGGAGGGGCATTTATTAACCCTTACGAAGCTAACTTTATAGGCGGTTATATATTTGATGCATATAATTCAGACCCAACTGCAACACTATTAGACCCTAACGGAGCTGTTATAGATATAGATAACTTATTAAGTCAAGAAGGTGAGCAAGATTTAGCTGATTTCCAGCTGTGGGCTCAACAGCAATATGCAGGGCTGCCTTGGGCTATGGTAGGTTGTGATTTTGAGAACCCAGCTTAGCGATAATTAAAGGATAGATATGCCACTTACTCAAGAACAAATACAGAGTTTAGTTTTTCCTTATTCGGGAGACGATCCAGAGACGGACATTATGTTATTTTTTACGGATAACAAAAATGAACCGAGGTCTATTAATATACGTAGGTGTATAGAGACTGACGAAGATCTTACTGGTAATGCTTTTGATTATACTGGTGAAGATTTAAGAGACTTCATTACAGCCTGCCCTAGAGTACCTAGTAAAGAGATAACTTTTACCTTCGAGACAGATGTAAATTCTTCAGGGGTTCCTTTGGAGAGTGATTATTCTGATAGCGATGGAATAATATTCGCTTATCAAAACGTATATCAAAATGGATACGTAAGTTCTTTATCTAACTATTCTAAGGTAGCTTACATACCTTCTATAGTTTCTTTAGGGGCTAAACCAAAAGAAGAGTTTATCCTTGAAAACACAATATCTTTAAATATACCTAAACAAGGTAAGGAGGTTTCTTTTATTAGAATACTTTACAAGGAAGGTGATGGCGGTGTATGGAAACTTATAGATCAAGTAAGCAACACTGTTGATAAAGATCTTGATAATTACACGTACGACAACTCAGACGATAGCGATCTAGCGGGCGTATATAAGTTTAGAAACAACGAAGTATATCCAATCTTACCGTTAACAGAAGGATCAAAGGCTTTCGACAAACTACCTAAAAGGGCGCAGTCTCAAGCTGTGTCTGGGGGCAGGTTACTGTACGGAAACTACGAGGAAGGTATGGATAACTTACCTGCGCTTGCAACTTCTACCGTAATATTTAAAGATAGGCTAGCTGACTTAACGACATTTGATATTGATGTTCAAGCGTCTATTAAGTCTCAACAAACTAGCAGTACTCAAAACCTAGAGACAGCCTTCACTATTGATGTCTCTGCATTACCCAATGAACTATCTGAAGGCTTGTATGAGTTTAATATAAAATTAAGACCAACAAGAAACATCCACTTGTATGCTGGAGCAAGCTCATATCTCCCATCAAAACACACAAGTACTGCAGCTGGATCGAGCAACATAGACTTTAGCAACGACACGCAAAACCTCCCACAACTTATGGGGGATCAAGGAATTGGCGAAAGCAATCCTAACTTATTACAAGCAAATGGAGATAATACATTTACAACTCCATTTCATGTATTTAGAAACGCAGGTGCCGCTACCTTTAGCTGGGATGTTATGGGTGAATTAAATTCTGAACCTACGCTAAATACTTCTTGGAGTAGGACTGGAACAACCCCAGCCTCTCCTTTGATACTAGATGTCAACGCAATAGACTGCACCTTTATATTTAACTTTAACGGATCGTTAACTAGGTCTCAAGTTTTACAAGCAATCAATATTTGTTTAGTAGGGCACAGCGGCTCTTATGCTACGATAGAGGATCAACTGTTTTCTTTGGGGGTAGAAAAGATTTTTATCTCTGGGGATGACATAAGTGATAATACAGCTAGAGACGGAGCGGTTTGTTCTTCAAAAATTGATTTAGGATTAGTTAGCGGAAGTAAATTTTCTCAAGTAAGTAGAGTGGCTGAGTTGGTAAACTGTGTTACAAGGGGTACCATTGCTCAAGATCCTGATTACAGGCCTTCGGGTTTTTACATTATAAACAAGGCTGTAGTTAAGACTATGTTTGAACCCTATAACGCCCACAATAATGAAAACATTAGGGGGTATACTTTAAAAGTTGTAAACGTTATTCCAGACGAAGATGACGAAAACAGCATACTTACTTGCTTGCCTATTCCTGCGCTTGGTTTAGGAACTTATGCAAGATATGCTAGCTCAGATATTCAGAATGATTTAACTGGCTCAGATTCAGGTTATGGGTTAGAGTATACAGTAGCAGACTCTACACCATGTGAATTTTTAATCAGAGAGTTTGATGATGAGTTACAGTTGTCTTGGCCTACTGTTCAAAACCTTAGATTAAAAAATGGGGTTATCAGTGGTATAAATGCCCCTCAAGTTGGACTTAACGACGATCCTGAAGTAGACACTGGAGGTTTATCTAAAATAGGGTCTTGGGTGTGCCTTAATTACAATGAGGCTATTGAGGGTGGAGCTTATGACGTGTACAAAAGAACACTACAAGGTATTGAGGGTACCACATTATCGGCACTGGCAACCGCTACTAATAGCTTCAATCAGTTCCCTGATGACCTTAGTAGATACCTAGCCTCTGAAGGAACCTTTGATGTTAGTTCTACAACTCAAATGGCCCGCATGACAAGAGTCTCAGGCGGAGACGGCTCTTTAGCTGATAGTGTTAGATGGGGTGGGGCTATAGACCCAAGCACATGGAGCTTTAATAGTTTTGGATTCCCTCTTGAGGTTTTTGATGAAATTTATGAAGGCTCATATCCAGGAGTACCGCCCCAAGGTAATACACAGCCTTTGTCTGCGGTGAATAGGTTAGACCCAGATTCAGAATTTTATAGCCGTGACGTTCCAAACCGACTTAATGTTATTGATGGCGATGCTGGACCTGGAGGAAGAATGAGTTTAGAGACTCCGTTTTCTGACAACTCTATAGGTGAGGATGGTAACGCAGAAGATTTATCGGTGCCTTCTTACGTGCCTGGAGATCAAGCAGCTGGGCCTACTGAAGAAGACGCAGTGTCAAACCCGTCTGGAAGCACGGCTATTAGTAATAGGTATGGCTCGGTTTGGAATACTACTTTAATGGGTATAGTAGACAATCTTCCATTTTTAGATGTTAGGGGGCGGTACGTCGACGTAAGCGCAACTCAAAACCAATCATCTCCAGACCCTATTGTAAGAGATTCTTTTTTGTCTGCCCCAATAAATAATATAAATTCAACTTCTAATTTTGCAGCATCAGCAGAAAATCCACTATCATTTAAAACTAGAGTTAATCACGACTTTGGAATAGTTTACATGGATGAAAGAGGTAGGAAGAGCGCAGTAAATAAATTAGCTAGTGTTTATGTCCCAGGGTATTCAGATTCTGAAAGAGCAGGAGAAAGCAAGGGCCCTGTAAATATACAGCTTGATATAAAGCACTTGATTCCTTTTAGCTTTTTCGGTGGTGACAACCCTTTAGGGTATACTTATAAAATATATTATTCTAATAAGAATCAGGCAAAAAGGTTTATACAGTACAGCGCCGCTGGTGCGTTTGTAGAAAAAGGAGACAGTATTGACAAAAACAAAATATATGTCTCTTTAAACTACTTGCAAGGAAATAAAATTTCTTACTCTCAGTCTTACGGCGCAAGAGATTCTCAGACAGATGAACCAACTCTCTATAGATTTTCTAAAGGCGACAAACTCAGAGTTTTAAGCTATTACGAAAGTGACGGTCAAAGAGTGTGGGCAAAAGATGATGCTGTTTTTACGGTCCTTGGAGTTGAAACATTGTCAGATAGTTTAGAAGACCACCCCCTATATTCTAGTGAAGGGTTTACTTTAAATGAAGACTTAAGAAAGCTTCAGCGTAATGGGCAATTTGTAGTTCTAAAAAACAATGCCAACGCAACAGGGTTTTCTACTCTAGATATAGAGAATGGGTTTAATAACTGGGAGAAAAATTGCATATTCGAAATTGTTTCACCGAGAGAGGAAAGCACAGAAGAGACACAGCCTTATTTTGAAACCACTTACGGGGGATCTATTGTTAACGCATATGACGATGCAAACAATCTTATACCAGGGTTTTTTATGCACGAGCAACCACAAGGGGGGCATATCATAGAAGAAGGAGATGTTTTCTTTAGAAGAGTTCCTGTAAACTTCAAGGAGTTTTCTTCCTCTGAATCATCGTATACAGATTTAATTAATGTTGACAGTGATGGTGGAGATATATCAGAGTCTAACTTTAAGCCCTATCATCTTGAAACTGAAGCGCTTACAGATTTACATAGGTCTGTAGCTAAGGGTTATGGTAAGCCTGCTTTTGTTGATGCAGATGTTTTTAGAAAAAAAATGCAATCTTCTGTAATTTTTTCTGACAAAACGACAGCCGATCAGTTTAGACTAAGACATACATCCTTCCCTAATAATTCACAAATATCTTTTGACTTACCAGAAAAGCACGGTGATTTAAATTATATAGCTGGAGAAGATGAGTACATAACAACACTCCAGGAAAATAAAGCGGCTATTATCCCAGTTGATAGGTCTATCACCACTACAGCAGCAGGGACAGACTCCCTAAATATTTCCGATAAAGTTCTTAACGCAGCTAAGTTTTATTTTGGAGATGGCGGCCCAGCGGGTAACCCCGAATCTGTCGTTGTTGTCGATGGGCATATTTATTTTGCAGATAAACACAACAAAAGAATATCTAGGTTGGCTCCAGGAGGCCAGGCTGTAGAAAATATTTCTGATTTTGGCATGGAGGAGTACTTTAGAAGGCAGTTTGACAGGCTTCTTAGTTCTTCAACACAGCTCAATAACTCTGATATAAGAATACCTTGTGGTTTCGACCCTATGGAAAATGAGTTTATAGTCTCTTTCTTAAGGCCTAACGATATTAATTCTACCGTTCAAGAAGGACAGTTTACAACAACACCTTTATCTAGCAGTCTTGCTGATTTAGAGCTTAATGGACATGAGCCGTTTGTTAATACTATTTCTTTTGATCATAGCGGCGGTAAGTCGTGGAAGACTAGGTATAGTTTTAACTCTACTAACTATTCTAATGTAAACAACAACCTTATTTCTTTTAAAAAATCTGGGGTTCATTTTGTATGGGATCACAGTAAGAATAATACAAGGAATAAATTCCATGGTACAAGGTATATGTCTATGATTAAGCCAGTGTCAGTTGCTCAAAAGAGTATGGGGCCTTCAGCTACAAAGCTATACAACGCTTTGTCTTTAGAGGGGCGTTACGACTGGCCTGCTATTATTAAGACGCATGCCGAGACAGCAACTATATCTACATTTAACAACTATGAAGGTACTAAATACTCAGCTATACCTAAGTCAAAAAATTCTTCTTCTACTTCTAATGTAAAAACTGTTGGCGCTTTAGTTAGTGGTGTAGCCGTTATAGAAAAAGGAACATCGAGTAGCACTATGGATTTGGGTAATCATGCTTTAGTCACCTTTAAATCCCCAGTTACGGGTAGGCAAATACTTTTATCGGGTGGCGTAATACTTTACGACGATTTAGGTCAAGTGGTGCCTAGTCAGTTTCTTAACTACCCTATAGAAATAGTAGACGACTATACTATAAGATACAAAACAACAAGTGACAAGCCTATAACAGGCGGATCGCTTGACCCTAACTCAGCAGGAACTAATATTTACACAGGCTTAGAAGGGGATATTCATGTTGCTCATATAGGTAACTCGTCTATACACGGGGACAACCTTAGAGATAAATATGCAACGGTAATGTTATTAAATAATTCAGAAGAAGAAGCTGAGTTATATTCAGTTAATTTAGAAGTTTCAGGATCTAAGCTAGATACTAGCTCATAATTTTGTAACTTTGTAAAAATACGCACATGTTAGATTACATCTTATTAAATATAGCGGGGACAGGGGACGTAAATTATGCGTTCGTACCCTTGCTTTTGACGGCTGGTCAAGCCGCATTGTCTATAGGTAAAGGAGTCAGCGCTGCAAACGCTGCAAAGGATGCAGCAGTAAGGGCTGGCGAGAGGGCTAGTGAGGACGCAGCAGAAGCTGCGAGAAGGATGCGTATGATTGAGCAAGGTAACTTAAGATTTCAGCCTAAAGAACTTAAGATGTCTAATAAGATAACAGAGGCTTTTGATACTAAGATGTCAAGAGCTGCTGAAGATGTAGCTGCAGAATCTAGAGAACAAGCGCTAGCTACAGCTGCGTCTCAAGGAGGTAATATTGCAGGCGCTGTTGATTTGTTTGGAGAGCAAGCGAGAAAGGATGCTATTGCTGGATTAACAGGCAGGGCTTCTGCTATCGAAGGTCTAGGTAAGCAGGAGCAAGCTATAGACCAAGCAAATACTCGTGCATTTAATATACAGGCTGCTAAGGAGTTTAATCAAGCAGATCAGATGGCTAGAGCTGCAGAGCTAGGACAAAGAAGCGCTGAAGATGCAGCGCTTGAAGCAGACAGGCAAAAAAGACAAGCTATCATTGGTGGGGTTGCTCAAGGGGCTATGGGTGTTCTTGGTCTTACTAAAGCTGGTGGTGGTGCAGGTTTGTTTGCAGGAGCTCAACAACAAGCCGCGGCTCAAAGACAACTGGATGGATACACAACGGGACAAACTCTCAGCGGGTTATTGCCAGGCATGGACCCTGCAACTAGATCGTTTACAACAATGGAAGAAATACTATCGGGAACATCAAGCGGGCAAGGAACACCTGTTAATATTGACGATATAGATCTAAATGATATTGCAGAAATTGACGCTTACGAAGAAGAATTTTTTGACGAAGGTTATGCTGCAGGCGGTAGATACGAGTTCCGCGACGGAGGAGATATGCTGGTTACTGATGGAGAGTTTAGCCACGAAACAAACAAGAAAGCAATCGTTGATGAAGAGACTGGAATTAAGGAGGGTGAGATGACTGGGCAAGAGGCTCTTATATTTAACGACGAGCACGTAGCAATTATAGAAGAATTAACTAACAGGGGTGACGAAGAAATGCTTATGATGTTTATGAGAAAGCTTCTTAGCCAGCCTCAATTTCAAGACGAAGCATAATGTCTAATGGACCAACTTACAGCGCAGACGATTACGTCGTAAAAGGCGCAACAAAAGCGGGTGGTATATTAAATACTTACCAGCAGGAAATAGCAGACTCTCAAAAGGAGTTAGAGGGTCTGGTGGTTGCCGCTAAACAACAGGTTCTAGCCAAACAAAAAAGAGATCATGAAGCTGCTAAAGCGGTTTATGGGACCACACTAGGCGAGATGTATGACGGAGACAGAGAAGCTGTCCAAGTTTATCGCGATTACATATACAACAACTATGAAAGCGGGGCGTATACTAACAACCCTGTGCAGTATCAAAAAGATGTAGCACAGCTCAACAACCTTATTACTACGTTTACAAATTTTTACACAGAGACTTACGGCACATCCGCAGCTGATGGTACAGGGACTACGTACAGAGATATGGTGTACAACCAAACCCAAGGTATAGAAAATCCATTTGAAGCTCAGGGGATGAAGTACGATCCTAATGTTGATCCATTTGACCAAGCTCAGAAGACACTAGCATTTAGACAGATGGGTGGATACGCACCCAATAGCGTGCGTGTAAATGAAGATGGTGTACTTGTAGCGAGATCACTTACGTATCAAGACAATGGTGATCACATCGTAGGGGATGAGATGCCTATTGCTGAAATGCAAGACAGACAGATTGGCAATCAAACATTTATGCCAGCTCTTGTAGAAGATACTACAACAATATTTGACTACATCAAAAATAATAAGCAAGACATAGTCTCTATGTATAACAGGAAGGGCCTCACCGTTGAAGAGGCTAACGCTGAGTATTTTGATAATGAAGTATCTACTAATACTAAGTTCCAAAGGGATATGATTAAAGCTAATGCTACTGCTAGTATTACAAACGAAGACATTAAGGCTTATCAAGAAGGTAGTTTAGAGGGTAATAAAAAGATTTTAATTGAACAGGCTTTAGAGAAATCTAGACAAGAGTTTATTAAGTCTGCTTCATTTGTAAGCACTTCAGAAGGTGGTGGCGACGGAGAAGGCAAGAGGTCTGATGGGGAGGCTATGTTCACTGGTGTGGCTCAAGACTTCTCTCTTACTGGCCCTGCAACCGAACAGAATCTCAATGTAGAAGGTCAGGATGTAAATCCTGATGCTGTTACTTATGGGGGTGAAGATCCAATAGGAACTGGAGCAGGGGAGCTTATAGATTATATGGGTCTTTCTAGAGGTATACCGCCAATAGAAATGACTGGAGGTCAATACGGTGACTACAACATTGTAGGTATTGCTGCTGGAGATAATGGAGATAGGTATGCTATAATAGAGGAGGATGAGTTTGTAATGAAGAACGACGTAACTGGAGAATACGAAGTAGTTCCTCCAGGAACACCTGGCGCATCGAAAGGTGGAACCGTACGTACAAGAATTAACCTAACAACCCCTGAATCTATTAACGACGCTGGAGATGTAGATCCACGTATTAATGATATTAACAGAGCTTTAACAGAATACAACGGCGCTTACAATCAGCTTGTTCTAGAATCCCAAGACAGACTAAAACAAAGAAACGAAACATTAGCACAGGAAAGAGCTGAAGCTGAAAGACTTAGACTAGAGCAAGAAAGAAGAGATGCAGAGTATGAAGCTGCTAACGATCCAGATATTAATGTTGAAGCAGTTAATGAAGAAGCTATAAAAGATGTTGAAGAAATGCAGGCTGAGGAGAGAGAAAATCAAGAAATTGAAGATCAAAAAGCTGCAGACGCTAGGTATGCATTATTTTATGGTCAACTTTCTGAACGTGATAGACAGTTTTACAGAGCTCCAAACGAACCAGCTCCAGAGTTTAATGTCTGGGGGCAGAGAATAGGGGGCGGTAGGGTGTTCTATGGAGATCAAGCAGCCTTTACAACAGATCACAGTAAAGCAATGAAGGATTACGCAAAAGATGAATTAGAGAAAAAGTTTATTGCGCAGTCTGGTTTTGATGGTCCTGGCTCAGACGCTTATCGCGATATGAAGGTTGGTACTTTTTATGTACTTGGCGATGGTTCAGTAATTGATTTGGGGGAGGATGGCATGGAAAAAGTTATAACAACTATTTTAAACTCGCCTGAACTTGAGGGAGCTCTTAAGGAGCTTGGCTTTACTGTAGGGGCTATAGGTCCTTCAGGACTGCAAAAAGCTGCTGAGTTTATTGGACAAGGTGCTTACCCAAAAAAGAAAGAACAAATTAACAAAGCTATTGATAAAGTGCTTGAAAGCGGTATAGTTGAAAAGATTTTATTGCCTTCACCGCCAGAAGAAGAAGCTCCTGTTGCTGAAGGTGCTGGCGCTGGTGCAGGAGCTGATGCAGCTGCTACAGGCGCAGAAGCGCCTGTTGCTGAAGGTGCTGCTGACGATGTTGCTGAAACGACTCTTTACAAGAGGATTGAATCAGCTCTTGAGGCAGCATCTAAGCTTGATGAAAATGTATTAGGTATTGATGTTGGTAATGACCTTGCTGATACTATTAACTATCTTGAATCTCACCCCAACCCTGAACAAGAAAAAGAAAAAATAATAAAAGCTCTTGAGGATGGTAAAATTTTCTACGTAGCTAATGACAACTTAATTATTTACGACCCTGAGGAAAAAGTTGAATCAACGAAAGAAGGAGAAAGAATATTAGCTAAAAGCGAACAGGTAGGTTATGAAAACCTAACAGAAGAAGAAAAGCAAGTTTTAAGCAGGTATATTTAATATAGCAAAAACACTATAATATGCAGGACGAATTGAATCAAAACGATCCATTAGCTAATAACAATCAGCAGTACCAAGAGGATGACTTAAACTTTCTTTTAGACTCGTATGAAAGAAGAGGGTATAATGCCAATGAGATGGCAAGGCTTGCTAATGCTCACGGGTACGATCCTAGCATGGTGCAATTTAACATAACCGACAGAATAGAAGTAGCAAAGCAATCACAAGAAGAAGAGAGAAGAAAAGCTTTAGATGAGTTAAGAGAGCTTCGTATACAGCAAAAAACAGCAGAGGCTAGAGAGAAAGTATTTGATGAGTACAATTATGAAGACTTTATGCGAGAGTCAGATACTGATTTTAATAATGCTTTTTTTGTTAAAAACCAAACCGATAAATACATAGCGGAATTAAAGTCAGGCGAGTTTATAAAGTTTGGAGATTTAAATATCTATAATAGTTTCTTAGCAGACAATGGTATTATTACATCTGCATTCGACAAAAGTGAAGGCAAGTACGCTCCAAAAGCAACTGAATATTTAAGCCCAGGCGGTCAAGGTTTAGCCGAAGACTTTTATCAATCTCCAAGCGCTTTATATAGTGATGAAGATTTTAACGCAACCTTACAGGGTCTTTTGACTTTGCAAAATCAAGCGGCAGAAAAGCTTAAGGCTCAGGTTGAAATTCAAAATAAAATAAATTCTGCACTTGGGTTTGAGCAAAATTTTGATTATGAATCTTATTCAGATTTATCTTTTATAGCTGCTGATATAGAAAGAAGAACAGGCATTGGTGAGGCTTATGAAAGCGGTTCTAATATATTAGATTCAGAAGAATATTATTTAGATCCTCTTAGCGAAACGTCTTCACTTTTACTCCCTGTCGAAGGAGCTGGTAGACTTGTGTCAGGAGCAGCAGCCTCTGTAGGGGCTTGGCTTTATGACAGTCTTTTAAGTATTGCTTATTTTGGAAATAGATATACAGTAGACAACCCTAGATTCAATCGATTTTTAGATAGAGAGAATGCCCGTGTGGAAGGAGTGTATGATGCGATTGATAATATTATTGGAGTTAACGAGGTTAATAAAGGAAGAGAGGTGTCTTCTGTTTGGAGTAGCATGATGCAAAATCCAACACAAGAAAACTTAGAACAGGCGCTTGCTAAGCTTTTTTCTAGCACAGTTCAGCTAGCTCCAGATGTAGCCGCAGCTATAGGAACTGTGGGTCTCGCAACTGCTACTAGGAAAGGCGTTACTATGAGCGCAAAAAAATTAGCTAAAAGAGCAAATAGAGCTCAAGCGGCATATCTTACAACTCTTGGTGCAAGAGGTACATCATCAATGCTTAGAAACTTAGATGAAAATAGATCTGACTTGTCTGGTATTGAGAAAAAAGCTATGGCTTTGCTAGTTGGTGTAAGCGAAATTGCGCTTGCTAAGATATTTACTGGTATGGATAGTGCGGTTGCAGGGTCTTTTATAAAAACCCCTACAAAAGTTGGCCTTGTTACTGAAAAAAGATTAAAGCAAGCTGTTAAAGATATTACATCTAAGGGTGCGCCTATTTCTATTTGGAAGGGCATGAGATCAGAAGCTTTAGAGGAAGGCTTCCAGGGTTTGTTTCAGGAGTCAATAGAAAATATATACTCTCTTGCTAATAATCAAACAATGAGGCATGACTTTAATCCTTATGCGGTAGCTGATGGGTTCTTCTTAGGCGGTATTATGGGTGCGGGTGGAGTGAGTGTGGGAAGGCTTGCTAGTAATATAGGTCACTCTAAATATATTAAAAACATTGAAAAACAAGAAGCTGTCATCCGTGCGCTGCAGGACAGAATTGATCAGCTTCCCGACGGGTCTAAAAGAAAACAGCTGAGGGTTGAGTTAATGCAACAGCAAGACACTTTACGTAAGCTTCACTCTATTGGGTACGCCACTTATGACAGGTTAACAGAGGACCAGCAAAAAGAAGTTTTAAAATACAACCAGGACCTATCTCTCCTTAGAGACAAAATTAACAATGCAAAAGGCAAAGACAAAGCTGCTTTAACAAAAGAGTTTAAAAGAATATATAAACTTAAATCAGACTTGGAGACCTCAGTTATGAGTGAGCAGGAAATATTAGAGGCTGGCAAAACAAATCCAAACGTAGATAAATTATATGGGTTGAGGACTGGCGTTGCTATTGAGGAATTAATCAACGAGAATCCTGACACGACAGGTCACGCAGAGACTACTTCAGAAGCGCTACCAGACTTCCAAGATGCAGAGGCTTTGCAAGAGATTTACAGACTGCTAGACTTAGCGCAAGAGCAAAGAAAGAAAGCGCAGTCTGATCCAAGAAACGCTGGCAAACATTTAGCTGCACATGGAAGACTGCAAGCTCAAGCTAGAAAGATTGCATATGAGGCTGGCATAGAAAAAGGAACATGGGTTGACATTCTTGATAACTTAGAGCGAGGTAAAAGAATATCTGTTGAAGGCGTTCAAGATATACAGGGTCAGCAGACTCAAGAAGAAGCCCCTCAACCAGAGCAACCACTGGCTCAGCCTTTAGCTGAGTATACATTAGGACAAGAGGGTGATATAATACCTATTACTCCTGACATGACAAGAAGGCAGGTTGAAGTTGCAAGAACTGTCAACAATCTAAACCAAGCATTCAGGAGCTCTCTTGCTGGAACAAACACCACTATAAAAACATTTAATAGCGAGGAGGACTTTTACAATAGCTCTGCAAGAATGAGGGCTACGCTAGAGCTCGACCTAAAGGATGGGGCTGTTACTTACGGTAAGGTGTTTAAAAAAGCCGACGGTAGTTACGAAATACTACTGAACCCTAACGCTGAAGGTAGAGATGCTATGGAGGAAATAGCTCACGTTCTTCTTATACCTCTGCTAGCTCAAGACGCAAACACAAGAGGTAGAATATACAACGAGCTTCTAGCTTTAGGTGGGTATAAAGTTGGTCAAGATGGAAAACCTGTAAAGGACTCGTCTATAAGCAACCCTAATAGAGTTATTGCGAACTTAATTGCACAAAGATCTGACGACTATCAGTCTGAAAACCAAGCCGTGTTCGAAGAAGAAGTTATTATAGGGTTCTTAGTAAACTATGCTGAAGCTCCAAATAATTTTGGTAAGCCTAGAGACAAAGGGTTTATAGCTAGAATATTTGAGGCAATTAAAAACTTATTTAGAGGTAAGATCCGAGCAGGACAGCTTCCGTCTAATGTGATAAACTTTAATGACTCTTTATTAGATATAGCTGAAAAGTTTAGACAAGCTTCTAAGTTTGGTAAGGAGATGGAGATAGAAGCAGACCCCTCTGTTGATCAAGATTCTGTCTCGCCTGCGGCTGATGTAGCTTCAAGAAGAGCTAAACCTAAAAATACCTGGGAACTTCTGTCTGACGGGGGTGGAGAAATATTTTTTACAAGAGTTCTGTCGCGCACAAGGGCTGATGGAATTGACGTTATCTCTAATGTGTTTCAAAACTCTATTAAGGTAAATGACTATTGGCACTTTAAAAATTTATATGCTAAACTAACAGGTAATGGTACGGCTCCAAATCTCATGGAAGATATGTATGTCATTAGAGATGGAGTTAAGTATGACATCAGAGCCCCTAAGCCTAGGGTAGATAGTCGAGGTAATATTATGGAGATGAAAGCTCCTGAGTTTGAGACGTTTAATGAAAGACGAATAAGAATAAGCCTTGAAGAAAGCGATCTTACCGATGAGCTTGCTAAGCAAAAGTCTGTTCTTATGAGGGAGGTTGGAGATCTATGGGGAAACAATGAAAAGAATATTAATTTTTACACTAATTTATCATCGTTTGAGCCAGGAGAAGATAAGCAATACTTCGGATTGAAAGACAGAACTGTTGAAAGTGTATCTACTGATATAGAAAAGCTTGTTATTGCCAAGAAAAACATACAAGCCTTAATTGATTCTGATATTACAGAGGACGATCTTAAAGCTCTAATGGGTAGGAAAAGTGTTATATTTAAGAGCGACCACCCTAACTTATTCAATATGAGTGGGTTAGAGCAGCAGTCTAAGCTAGAAGAACTAGAGGCTCAAGAGCCTGGTGATGAGATGTCAAGTTTAGATGCTACAAGTATACAGCCTCAAGAAGATGAAGACACTGGCGAAAGATCTGGTAGAAGAAGCAAGCGTATGAGTATCGAAGACCTTCTAGCTGAAGGCGATGATGTATCTATCAAGGTAATCAATAAAGGTGATAGCGACTTAGAGGATGAGGTTAGTTTTGAAGAGCTTCTTTCAAACCCTGATGCTGTAGGTATAGGTGTTGTTGCATACGACCAGACAGGAGAGACTGAGTTTAAGTTATTCCACTTGGGTGATGAGACGTTTAAGGTTAGTGCTGGTATGAGTGTTGTTAGAAACAAATTCAAGAAAGGCAACCCGTCACAAAGCTTATCTGTGTCTCACAGCAGTAGATCTAAAAGATCTGAGACTCTTAAGAAAATGAAAAAAGAGTGGCAAAGGCTTGAAGATAACGGCGTGAAGGACAAGAAGATGCACATCTTTGTTCAGACGCAAGGAAATAATCTTATGTTTAAAAATCCACAGCTGTTTAAGCCTCTTCTAATGAACTGGTTTGCAGCGCATAAGAGTGGGTTTAATGGACTAAAGGTTGAAGATGCTGTTAGAGAAATCAACAGGGTTATGAATATAGCCCCTCGTCAGCAAGCAGGCGGAGAGGGAAGATCGGGATTTGAAATTATAGAAGACTTAGATGTTTTCGAAGACTTATCAGTTGATGAAAAGGCTGAGATGGGCTATGGCAATAAGTTTGACTTACAGACAGCAGAACAAGCTGAAAACTTTTTAAAGTTCTATGTTGAAAACAGCACAAACTTTGCGGTAGCAGCACTAATGAACGCACCTGCTTCTGAGGGTGGGTTTAAAATGGGGTTTGTAAAAGAGGGAGTAGAAGAGTACAACCTTCCTACCTCAGGAGATCTCTCGGCCAAGATAACAGACTCGCTGTACACGGACGACATGAGCATTAATCAAAGATCGGGTCTTATATCTTCTGTCATAACTGTCGACCTTAACGAAGTGTTTGACTCTAATGGAGATGCTATACGAAGTAAGTTAAGCACTGATAATGATTCAGCGTTCCCTTATGAGGTGAATGGAGCCATCTCAATAAGAAAATTAACAAAGCCGATGAAGGTTCAAACTTTATTTGGTATTAGCCCAGAAAGAACAAAAGCTGGAATTGTAGTTGGGGGTCAACTTGCGAGCTTAGAAAACCTTCCGCAAAGGCTAGAGGCAGAGAACGCAGATCAGGTTTTAAAATCTTTAGATAATTTTGTAAACAATAGAGTTAAGCAGTTTAAAGATGAAGTTGCAAAGCTTGAAGCTAAGGTATCTCAAACAAAAAGTCGAGGTGAAGAAATTATAAAACAAGCCGAGGCAAATCAGAATGAAGCGTTCCTTGAAAGATTTAAAGGTAAGTACGAAAAGAAACTAACAGAGCTTGAAAGCAAACTAAACGAGAAGAAAGAAGAATTAAAAGGTAAGGAAGAGTATGAGTCGTTTGATAGAGCTTCGAGACGTAAACGAAACAACACTCCTGGTGGACCACAAAGCTGGACGTTAGCTGAAACATCTACTACGGACAGACTTATTGAAAACTTCCAGAAGAAAATAGTAGATAAGTACAAAGGTATTCTTAATCTGCAACAGCAGGTAGAAGATCAAAGAGGTGAAAGGTTAAGACAGAGTGAAGACTTTAGACTTCATGAGGAGCTTATGTATGGTAAAGCTGCTACTGATCTAGAAAGACTAGACGCAAAGGTCGATGAGATAACAAAACTCATGAAGGATCTTGGTCTTACAGAAAAGGAAGTCTCTACATATATGTATGCACTTCACGCTAAAGAGCGTAACGCAGTCATAGAAGAAAGAAATGGAAAGAAAGATGGTAGTGGTATGTCTAACGAGGAGGCTGACAGAAGACTACAAGAACTAAACCCTAAAAAGAGAGAGCTTGATCAGGTAGCTAAGCTTGCGTACGATATAATACAGAACACAAGAGATACGTACAAGAAGCTTGGGTTACACACAGAAGAAGATATCCAGACATGGGAGGACACGTTTGATAACTATGTGCCTCTGCAAGGCTTGGCTATTGATGAAGAGAATGATGTTAGCTCTGAATACCCAACTGGAGGTAAAGGACTACACGTAACTAAGGGTGCAGTTAAAAGAGCTCAAGGTAGAGGGTCTGAGGCTGAGAATATACTTGCACAGATTATCGCTCAGAATGGTCAGGCTCACATTAAAGGAAGAACAAATGAGGCTGTCAATGCTTTATATAATCTGATTGAGCAGAACCCTAACGATAATGTGTGGAAGGTTTTAAACTATGCTGATCCTCAGAATCCTAACGTAGTTGGTGTAAGAGTAGATGGTAAGCAGAAGTACATATACTTCGTAGACGCTAGCCATGCTGAGACGCTAAGAAATATGAACATGCCGACAGCTAACCTTTTGGTTAGGGCTTTAAGAGCGCCAGCTAACTGGTTAAGAATGTCGTTCACTACATTGAACCCTGAGTTCATGATCTCAAACTTCTCTCGTGATATTCAGTCTGCTATATTTAATGCAGCTGCTGAATCAGAGATAGAAGGCGGTATGCTCAATGGTGAGGATGTTATTGCTGGGATCATGGCTAATGTAATGCCGTCGCTAAAGTCCCTCCTTAAGGATGCCTCTGGAAAAGATATGGACCCTGAGTTCGCTCAGTATTTCGAGGAGTTTAAGGAGGATGGAGGTAGAACTGGATGGGCATATCAAAAAGAACTTGCTCAAATAGCCGAACAACTTCAGGGAGAGACTGGAGATAAAACAACATCTCAAAATATTTTAGGTAATATTAAAAGGTTCGGTGGACTTGTTGAAGGATACAACAACGCTTTTGAAAATAGTATACGTTTATCTGCATATATAGCTGCTAGACAAAAAGGAATTAGCAGAGAAAAAGCAGCTCAGTTTGCAAAGAACATAACCGTAAACTTTAATAAGCACGGAGAGTACGGACAGATTCTAAACTCAGTGTACCTATTCTTTAACGCAGCTGTTCAAGGTTCTGCTAGAATTGCTAGATCTTTATGGTTGTCTAAGAAGGCAAGAAAGATGGCTGTTGGGCTTGGGTTATTTAATGCAATGCTTACAGCGGTTAATGCTGCCCTATCTGACGATGACGAAGACGGCGTTTCTTTCTACGCAAAGATACCTGACTATGTGAAAGAGCGTAACATTATCATTATGTATGACGGTAAGAACTACTTCACTATACCTATGCCTTACGGATATAATGTATTTGCAAATGCAGGTACAGCAGCAACTGAAGTTTCTATGGGTATAAGAGAGATTGATGAGTCTGCTTTATTCTTATTTAACTCTTTCGTTAGTGCGTTCTCTCCAATATCATTTGGACAGTCGGAAAACTTATCTAAGTATGCAGTAAAGGCAATCTCTCCTACAGTACTTAAACCTTTGATTGAGTCGGCAGTAAATGAAACCTACTTCGGTGGTCCAGTTTATGCTGAACAGTCTCCTTTTGGAGCGCCTAAGCCTAACTCAAGTATGGCATTTAGATCACCTGATTCTGTTAAACAATTCTTTAAGTGGTTGAATGAAGCTACTAGAGGTACAGTACATAAAAAAGGTATCGTCGATATTAATCCTGATGTTCTGTGGTATGTTATAGAATCATACTTAGGTGGAGCTGGTCAGTTTGTTACGCGAGCTGGGGAGACTACGACTAAGATCGCTGCCAAGTTTATGGAGGGAGGGGAAGACATAAAGCTAACCTACAACGACATACCTCTACTAAGGAAGCTATACGGGGAGCCGTCAAAGTACTACGATTTCCAGAAGTTTAAAGAAAGAGAGGTGGAGCTTACACAAATGATGAGGGAATATAAAGACCCTGAAACCAGAAGGGATATGTCTAACTATAAAGGTCTTATGCCTTTATACAACTTAATGAAGTCTACAAACAGACAGCTAACAAACTTAAGAAAACAGAGAAGAGAGGCTCTTAATATAGAAGATTATATTGAAAGAACTATTAGGACACAAGAGCTAAAAGAAAAAGAAAGAATTATTGTGATGAAGTTCAATAGAGAATATGACAAATACAGAAAATAATGAGTAAGAAAAAAATTAAAGAGACCAAGCTTGGATCTTGGTTGGCAAGCAAAGCACCGCAGGTACTTGATGTTGTTGGGGATTTACTTCCTGACAGTGGAGGTCTAGGTGTAGTTAAAAATCTAATTGATAAGGACCCTAAGGTAGACTCAGCAGAAGCTCAACAGCAGATTGATGCTGAGGTTAGATTCCAAGAGAATGTAACTGAGCGCTGGAAAGCTGATATGGGTAGTGACGTAAAGCTGGCTAAGCTTATTCGTCCTGTTACTTTAATCTGTCTTATGGCAATGTTCATGATCACCATGTTCATCGACAGCATGGATGAGGTTCCATTTAATGTAAAAGATTCTTACGTTTCTTTACTTGAGCTGTTAATGTTGACCGCCTTCGGTGCGTACTTTGCAGGACGTACTATCGAGAAGAAAAGCAAGTAATGTATACATACAATATAGATGTCCTTAGGGTAATAGATGGGGATACGATTGACGCTAGCATAGATTTAGGATTTGATGTTAAGATCAAGAAGCGTGTACGCTTTATGGGTATTAACACACCTGAATCGAGGACTCGTGATCTTGAAGAAAAGAAACGAGGGCTAGCTGCTAAACAAAGAGTTGCAGAGCTGTTAGATACAGCTACGGAGGTTCAGCTTATATCTCACGGCGTGGGTAAATTTGGTAGATGTCTAGGCGAGATAGACTTTTGTTGTCCAAATTCACTCACTATGAAGAATCTAAACAAGACCCTAATAGAGGAGGGACACGCTGTAGAATACCACGGGGGTAAACGATAGGCACAATATTTGCATCTTCGTTGGTGACTTTAGGGCACCATCCTATTTTTTTAACCGTCACCTTAGGGGACACAAACATAATAACATGACACATTTATTATTTAAGGACATGCAGCGCAGTCCATTAGACATCCTTGTAAAGAATTTCTTTGACAAAGATTCTGTTTTTGACAGACCGACACGACAAGTTGTCACACATCCAATAGACGTTTACGAAACAACAGATGGGCTTACCTTTGAGGTGGCCTGCACAGGTCTCGACAGAGACGACGTAGAAGTAAAGATAGAAGGAGATACGCTAAAGGTATCTCACGAAGCCGAGGTAAAAGAATCCGATGGGCTTTTTCACACATACCACTCAGGAATAAGACGAAGTAGTTTTAATCTGGGGTGGAAAATATCACGTAGGTTTAATCTTACAGACATAAAAGCGGAAATGAAAAACGGACTGCTCACGCTGTCCGTTCCATACTCCGAAGAGTCAAAACCTAAATCAATTAAAATAAAATAATTTTTCTTTAGGTTGGTGCCCTTAAAGTTATTACTTAAGTTTTACTATCTTCGTAGGCTTAATTATTACACCTATGCCTACAGAAAAAAACTACTACAAAGAGCAGTTTAAAGCTCCATCATTCCTCGATCAAGAACAACTTAACAAGCAAGAAGCTAAGATAGAATCAGGTGAGATCACCTGCAATCTTGACGCTCCTGAGGAATGCGAAGCTTGCGGTGCTTAGATTTTAGTTTTTGATTCTGTCCCTGGGTGGATGTACCAATCACGATAACGTATTACTGTATAGCTAGATAGCTCTCTTAGATCTTGGAGGGCCAGCTTTGTTATCTTGTCTAGCCTACCTATTCTTTGGTAGATTTTTTTGTATGCGTCATCCTTTCTGATTATGTCGTCAGTAAAGTCTACGTTTTTTAGACACCACTGAAGAAGCTCTTCTCTTTCTACCCTAGCATATCCGCCTATCTCTGGTATCTCAAATGCTATCCACTTAGCTTGACCGCATACCCATCCTAGATCTCCGTTGACGTTACGAAACTCAACCCATATTTCATCGGGTAGATTGTTTCCTTTGACATCAACGCCATCTTCACCGTGCCAAAAGTCTACGTGCATTTCTATATCTTCTTGCTTAGAAGATTTGCGAGCATCGGGGGTAGCCCAGTCATACCTGGTGGCTGAGACTCCCCCGTCTTTCCATGATTGTTTACGCCTGTCTTTTCCTATCATCTTGAGCAGCTTTTAACTTAGCTTTAACAACATCTCTAGCCTGGATTAGCCTCGTTATTTCATTTTCAATTTCACTAATCTTAAGCTTGACGCTATACTCAGCTAGCACATCGTCTATCTCTGGCTTTACTGTGTAGTACATTTCTGCATACCCTTCCCAGTGCTCCATGTTATCTTCATGATGTTTTAGGTAGTGGTATACTGCGGTTCTATCTCTCTGTATAACCTCTCCTATCTCAGAGTGAGTGCAGTAAGGTTTCATAGCTACCGTTACAACTGCTCTGCGCTGTACATTTTTATGCATTCTTGATGGTCCTGGCTTAGAACCTAAGGCATCATAAGCCCTGTCCGCTGCTTGCGAAATAACTTCCTTTCTTTTCATTATATTTTATTTACTATTTATTCAGACTCGGCACAAGCTTCCTTTACAAGGTCTAGCTCTATATTAATCCAAGTTCTGAAACTGGTTATTGCTTTCATGACCTGCTCGCGATCATACAAAGGCATACCATTATCATCATGCAGTGATTCGTATAAGGATGTCGAAGCATCCGCACACCTACTGCAAGCATCTTGATAAATAGCACTTAACATTTCATCTTGACTCATCTCGTTGCATTTTAAGTATCTCTTGAATAGCTTGGTCCACCTGGCCTTGATTCTTTGCCAAGAATACTGAGCATCCAAGATCGTTATCTACGATATGCCTCAGAAATAACTTCCATCGCATAGGAAAGTCATGATGAGAAGGTAAGTACCCCTTTGTTTCTATAACCCAGTCTTTCTTTTTACCTACAAAGTCTGGCTTATAAGTGATAGCTCGCTGGATCTTGCCAGTCCTGTCGGACATAACCTTACCCTTTGCGGTCATCTTAAGATATGTGTGTGGAAAACGGAAGCTGTCCATGAGTTCGTAGGTGTGTTCCTCATAGTCAAATTTAATTCCGTGTTCCTTTAGTTGTGTTGCGCAGTACTTCTCAATACCGCTTGCATACCTACCTAAAGATTTCTTTTTCGCTTTACGCTTTCGTTTATTTCGTTTCAGCATAATGCAAGTTAGAAAAAATATATCTAGAATCCTAGTCTAAAAAGTTTAAATTTAATGGAATAGGTTTAACTTGTTGTATATCAATAGGTTGGAATAGCTCTTTCTGCGTATCCCACATTTTAAATCCAGTGTGGGACAGATTCATAGAGATAAGTATCGGAGAGTCTAAAGGTGTAGGCTCGCCGCCAGTCTCTGTTTCTCTTACTTTACGCACGTGTATTTCACTCATACGCCTTACACTGTGATCAGGCGACTGCACCTTTCTATGTATAGTTAAGAAACAATCAGCACGGTTAACAAACTTACCACCACCTTCAGTGTCTTCAGGGTATGGAGCTACTGGTAGTCCGTCAGGACCTTTACGTCTTTGAGCTTCTGTAAACGAGTGCATGTTCAACCATACTGCCACATCATTAGCTTTAGAGAAGGTAAGGAACTGACTCGCTGCTTCGTAGTGGTAATCATGCACACCTAATCCGCTACCAGCTATATCTAATCTCAAACTATTGTACGGATCTACAAAGACAGCATCTATATGTTTTTGCTTCATGATCTTTTCAATGAATAAAATTATATTGCTATAGCTGTACACTTGATCGTTACTAATAATAGTAAAGTGTTCTTGAACCCACTTGTAAGCTATCTTGCGCTGAGCGTACGTCATATCCTCTGATTTTTTCTGCACAGCAAATTCCATTAAGGTCTTTTTAACTGATGCAGTATTGTTCTCGGAAGAGTATAGCACCCACTTCCACCCGTGCCTAACCGTTGCATTAACAATTAAATACAAGGCTGTCGTAGTCTTGCCTACGTTGGAGTGACCATTAAATATAACAAACTCCTTCTTGTACCTGAAGTAATCATCAAACTTAGCGTTACCAGTATCTAATCCAAGCTGGATCTTACCTTGTGCATAATCATCAATCCATCTAAAGTCTTCGTCATCAGAAGAAACAAAGGACATATCTCCATCGTTAAGTAGGAGTTCTCGCTTTGCATCTTTCTCATTGTCAATGACCTCCTTGATGGGCATGGTTTTACCCTTTTCAATACCGTCACGTATGGCTCTGATAGCTGACTCTTCTGAGTCTATGTCTCTTTTGTTTATCTCTCGGAGCAAAATTCTAAAGACCTCATCCTCTTCCATGCGTCCTGCAGATATAAACCCACCGCACAGTGTAGCAGCTTTGATCAAGGCAGAGTGTTTATCACCATCCTCTGCGTTACGTATCATACGTGCAGCTAAGTTTAGCTTCATGTAATCTGTGTAGTCGTACGCTTCGTTGGTTGGGGTTTGATTCTCTGCATACTCAGTAGTGAATGCACCAAACTTTTTCCAATCATCTTTGATGATGATGTTAGGATCGTATGACTCAAAACATGCGCGAGACTCATTGATACCAGAAGCATCCACCTCTAACCCATACTGCTTGTCAAAGTATGTAGTTAGTGCACGGAAGTGATCTCTGTGGCGCTCAGGGTTTGTTACCTGAACAAGCGCTTTAATGCCGTCGCCACTCGGAGACACCCAGCATGAATGAATATAACCGTCCGTAGCCAAAGCCTTCTTCGTTGCCTCAACATCAACGTGATCAAAGTCCAGAACAATAAATCCGCTGTGTTCGAATAAAGCTTCATCAGCCCTAGACGAAAACTCCCCACTGAATAATACAACGGGGAGCTTCTTTTTAGTTTCCTTATTGCCATCACGGACTTGTGCTATCAGAGAACCAGACTTCCCCGACTGTATCCTCCTCAGTGCCGTCTCCAGCTGTATGTGATGTGGTGCCTTCTTCTCGTAGACGTTCTTGAATATCGTTACTTTCATTATCTAGTGCAATCATTAGTAGGATCATGTATCCAGCACAATCCATTAGTGTGTCTTCGGTCTCATCACTGACACCGACGTTCTGTATTCGCTTAAGCTTGTCATCAAGCCTAATCTTCAGAGCTTCGCTTGCTTTTAACTTAGAAAATATACCTGCAGGATTCAAAGCTGAATCACCATAGGCTTCATTTTTTTGTATTAAAAGGTCAGCTACTTGCTTGCATTTTTTTATTAGCTTGTCTTTTGTGTTCATCTAGTGTTACTTGTGATCTTGTTAACTCCACAACATCCAATATCTCACGTATGATAACTTCTTTATTCTTTGCTTTTGCCGTAAAGTATTTACCACGTAGGCGGTGCATAGTTTTATGATCGTAACGCATGATATCAGATGGTGTGTCGTATACAGTGATTATCCACTCGACACGCTCGTGTACTACCTTTCGTTTCTTAAAGGCGACACGAGCATGCAAGTATTTAATCATAGGTTTCTTAGAATGGCATGTCATCTGACACTGCCTCTGCAGCAGCTTGTTTAGCAGCACGCTTCTCCTTAGCAGCAGCGCTGTTAGGATCAAACACACGGCAACAAGACTTACCGTTCTTAGATACGAACATTGTAAAGTAGACGTTACCGCCTTGACCTTGTTCGTTACGAGAGGTAGCATACTTTTCTGCTATCTCTTTTAGCTCATGGTCCTTGAAGCGTACGCTCCAGCCCATTAATTGTCCATCCTCAGTATGTCGAGGCTCTTCAGCGAATCCTACAAGGACGCTGTCATATTTAACTTCACTCATGTTATTTAAGAATTTATGAAATTGGTGAATAAAAAATGAAAAATTAGACACCCTGCAACATACAAGGTGTATTTAGTGTACTTAAACAATAAATTCTGCATAGTCGTTTTGTGTTGGAGAGCCCTCGGTCAACCACCTTTTGATGTTACCGACAGCTTCGTTAAACTTCATCTCACCTTTGAATAGCGTCTCATCAGAGCACTTAACTAAGGCTGGATAGAATGGGTATGCTTTTTCTTGCACAACCCAGTAGTAATCTTTGATCCCAAAGACACTTGTATATATGTAGGCTTGGATGTCATAACACCAGCTGTTTACATCGTAACGAAACTTAGATACGCTACGTGAAGATTTGCTGTCTGTTATAAAACCATCCCCCAAGCAATCAAGGAATCCTTTAACGGGTACACCATCAATCTCTTCATTAAATTCTACTTGGTACTCTCCCGAAAGATAGCTACTGAGTAGACCGCAGGCCTCAAGCCTTTCAATCATCTCACTCGCTTTCTTCCAGTCTTCTTGTGTGACGAGCGTCTTCCCCTCGTTCTCTTTAGCAATCTCCGCTTTCCACTCTCGGTAGCGCTTAGTATTTCTAGGATACTTGCCACCAATATCGGCGACAATATCGCCGTCATCCAAACGATAAAATTGATCATCTATTTTTTCAGGTTCAAACAACATCATGTCATACAGACTCCCAAAGGTTAAGGCATCTGACTCCTTTTTTAACTGCCCTCTCATGTACATCTCCCAGAGACGCATGTCTCCGAGAGCGTACTTGATTGAGGAGTAAGAGAGGTGGCCCTTACCTACCGCATCAGTAAGTTGTTGTCGTAATGTCATCTTACGAACTTCTGAATGCCTTCTAACTGCTTTTCAGTTAGCTGTTCACCGTACTTAGCAACAACAGAATCAAACGCCTTGCGTTTATCTGTAGCGCTTTTGATATATCCTATAGCTTTGCTCATAAGATCTGGTTCATCGGCTGATTTTTTAGTCTTGGCTGCTTTCTTTGTAGGTGTAGACTCTTGCTTTGCAATAGCGTCATTAACCTCGTTGGCTGAAGCGATTGATGTGTCGATACCGATGCCCATCATGGCGAGTGCTCTACCTATAGCAGATGTCTCACAGTTTTCTACATAGCTTGTTTTGTTGATGTGACTAGCTGAGCGCTCTTCATGTGCATGACCTGTCGCTATTACACGTTGGTTTGTGTCAGCAACAATAGCCTTACACACACACTGCTCAGCATCAAGTGCTGTAAACTCTGTAGAAATCGTCCAGTTTTTATACTCTTCTTCCTGGCGGAAGAACTTGATACGCTCGTTTACTTCGACGTATTGTTTGCCACGTATGTTCGTGGTCTTGAACTTATAATTACTCATTAAATTAAATTGAATTGTTTACAAATCTAGTTATTAGTTGTGAATAAAACAAGAAATCTCTCGTTTAATTTCAAGATACATGCGAAGACTTTCCATCATTTTTACTGCGCCTGCCTTGACTGCATCAACAGTTCTGTCGTGATCCACCCGATGCGATTGCTCAGATCCGAGTAGTTCATCTATAAGCTGTTCTCCCGCATAGTTAGACTTTAATTCGTCTAGCAATTCAGTCATCGTGGAATCCATAACCTCTGTAAAAAGAGATACTATTTCTTCTGGTGTCCATGATAGCCAATCTTCAAGACCAAATTTGGCAATGTCAATGATGCACAGACTACCTGCGCAGTCAGTAACATCCTCATAATCAGAACCTTTAGTATCACTTATGATGTTTCGTATGTATTCTATAGCTTGTGTTTCTGTCATATTCTTTTATAAAATTCAGGATCAATGTCCTTGATTGGGTTGAGGAAATTAACTCTGCAATACCTCATTATCTCTTCTCGCCTTGTCTTACTATTTGTAATACATGTATGCTTAGCTTGATACTTAGCATTCTTTTCAAGCAGTCTATCTATACGTGCTTTTGTTTTTTTGTTCGTGCTATAACTCATTAGAATCCAAAGTTTTTACATGTGTCGTATAGGTTTGACATTCTGTTTGCTAGCATTATCTTTGCTCTATCGCTCCCCATCCAATTAGCATGTTCATATTCTTTTACGAATAGCTTGATAAGATGCATTGCATCCACATGTTTAGGTGTTAGTTCCATTGTTTCAGGAAGCATAAATTCTGTTGTTTTACTCATCTTTATTGCATTGATAGGTTAAATAAATAGCTGTCACTATATAGAATAGTGCAACTGGAATTAGTATATTCATGTGAACTTCTGTGTTTTGATTGTTTCATTCTTGTTAGCCACGCTGTGCTTCTCGCCGAGGTAGTAGTTCCAATACGCATCGACTGAACAGTCTGTCTTGTACTCATCGGGCATACACTGAGGCGGTTGTGTAAAACCTAACCAAGGCATATTGGGTGGGGTTTTACTTAATGGTTCTTTGCATTTATCAATAGTTAAATGTGTTTTGCCATATCTTCTAGTATATTCTTCGCCAAGTGCTAACATATGGCGATATAGCCAAGCATAATTTTCGCAATTATCCCTAACCCATTTGGTAGACGGGTGGTTGTAGTGTGCCTTCTTGTATGGTACGTTGTCGCCATTGCCGTAGTGGTGGTGAGCAGTACAAAGCATCTGTGCTGATTCAAGTATCATCTTAACTACATGTTTGTCGTACATGTAGCTAGCTGCTATGCTTGGGTCTTCGTGTAAATAAAATATATTCATGTTAATTAAATTAGAGTGAGCAAGAGGAATCGAACCTCAATACATAACCAATAAAAGCAGTCAATCGGGTAGGGGCATCACACCCTAGCGGATCTTTCCAGACGCTCACTAGGTATGTCGTTACATACCAATCAATATCTCAAACGCTCTATCCATAGCGTATGTACGTTGTTGTGTCATTGTACCACACACTTGTGGTGCAGGTAGCAGGATGTGAGTTGGGTAAGGCTTGGTGTCCAACCTATAAGACTCTTCTTGTCTTTGTATAGCATTAGCTATTTGTTTTTGGTGGTATAATCTCTCTTGTGTTGTCATAGTTTTCAAGGTTTGATTTTGAACTTGTTACTTTAAGTCCATGTCGTTTTATATTTCTCCATAGTGTTTCATGTGCGATCCCTAATGCGTTAGCCGCATCGGATACATAGTCATAATAATCAAGAGCTTGTTGCATCTTTTTTATCTTCATTTCCTTTATGGTCATCTAATTGAAGTTGTAATTGTTCCGCTAAAATTCTCCATTGCATAGCTGTCTTTAATAAGGTTGTCTTGGTGTTTGCCTTGAGGACAGATTTGATTTGTTCTTTTGTCCACCCTTCTAGTGGGTTAAATTCTTGTTCACTCATAGGTTCTGGACTTTATTTAATCTCTTTAACTTTTCGTTGTTGCTTAAGGTTTCCCAATTACTTGGCTTTATTATGCCAGGCGTAGCAAAGACAATTCTTTCTTTGCGCTCTATTATTTCTTCTACCTTAGCATCGATTGGTGCGCTCATGTCTTGTAGCATCATGAACATCTTCATAAAATTTGCTGTGTTATTCATTGTATTTTGGTTTATTTATATTTAATTCCATTTGCTCTTGCCACATCTAATATTTCATCATCTGAAAAGTATTCTCTGTTAGGATTTTGGTCGTGAAGTTCTTCTGATATATCATCCC